ATGCCCAACTCCGACCTACTCCCTTCCCTGCTGTTCAAGATCAACGAAAACCAGCTCGCCTTGGAAGCGGCCATCATGGAGCTGTCCAATTGGATCGAACGACGTGGCGCGACCGACGTTGCTGAAAACGTGCGCGGCGCCCTGGAAGCGATCGACCGAAACGAGGAGTTCATCAAGATGACGCTCGCCGTCGTGATGACGCCGTAGTGAGCATCTCGCCGAGTCGAGCAGCTCACCATCAAAATTGACTTCACGACGCTCATCGATAAAGCTCAATAAATGAAAAACATCGCCGATAGGCAGGATAGTGCCCCCGGCTGGGGATTTTTCAAATTGGTGGTAGCAGGTTCAAGCGTATGAAAGAGATCTATCTTCTAATCGAGCACGGTATGGATCAGGGCGAGGTTTATGTACTTGGCTGGTTCGATGACGAGAAAAAAGCTCAGGACGTAGCGCAGGAAAAAGAGTGGGAGGCTTACCGTGCCGGGTTAAAAGCTGAAAACTTTTGGCCAAATCAAAATCCGTTGCCTCCAGATCAGACCAAATATCGCCGCTTCTGGGTGAAAGAAATTTCCAAATTTGAGGGCGCTTCGGCCCCCCGGTCCTCTGCTGTCCATTGACTCTGTAGCCGCCCTGGCTTCATCAAGAAGACCGGTCGACCGTGTGGCGTTAATCCTTACAGTCCGTCGCCAGACCCTCGCTCAATCTACGCGCCTCGATTACTGTATATTCAAACAGTATCAGCAAGGCGCAATGATGGACCGCTACGGAATTGAAGACACCGACGACTGGCTCGGCTGCCCTACGCCGCTCGAAACCTGCCGGCACCAGCTCGCGCTTTACGAAAATGAGTTCGAGGAACTGAACCTTCAGCTGCAACAGTCCAGGGAGCGCATATTCAAGCTGGTTGAGATGCACGCTGCCGCGTCGGCCGAGTGCGAAACCATCCGCTCTCAATTGGGCGTTGCGAAGTCTGAAGCGGCAGATGCCAGCCGGCGAGCTACCGACATAGAGACCAAAAGCAACTGGGAGCTGATGGCGAAAGACAAGCACATAGCCGAACTTCGAACCCAGATTCGGATCCTCGGCGGAGACAGTCCGTTCAAAGATCCTTTCCCTCATCAGCGGGAAACGGACCGCACGTAGTCCTGGCATGCCTGTAGCGCGATCAGCCCCCGGTCGCCTTCGTCGGTAATGGCGATAATTCTTTGAGCATGCGCCGGGTCAAGTCGGGCACGTACGGTTGCATGATCCACGCTGCCGGCGCCGGCGGTGGCTGGCAGGCCGCAGCCTTTGGAAGCGTCGGTTGCGTCGAGGATGACTGACAGCCGCAAATCAGAAGTGGCAAGGCGATCGCGCAAGCGATCTTGGTCACGTTGGGCATCGGTCATTTTCCTGAAGTGGGTTTGCTCGCTGGCTGACAGCCGCTGCTCGAGCGCCAACCGCTTATCTTGCTCGACCAGTTGCGCGGTCGCGGCAGCCTGGGTCAGTTGGTTAAGGACTTCTGAATGCAGCCTTGCCTGATCGGCAAACTGCTGCCCATATCGCCAATCCTGAAACTGCCAGGCGCTGCCGAAGCCAGCGAGCACTAGCGCCAACACACCGACCGCTTTCCACGGAACGACCATCACGGCACATCCCGGAAGAATACGTGCCCGCCCAACTTGAGCGTCAGCTTTGCCTTTGCCGACCAAGCCGGCGCCTTGATGCTGGTCGCGTAATAGTGCGTGGCGCCGCCGGTGGGATCCGGCACCTTGCCGTCGATCACCTGGTCAGCAGCGATCCGACATTGCGCCAGCTCGCGGAACGGAATTTCCTTCAAGCCGATCAGGAAATGATAGTTCGGGTCGGGCTTGTTCCAGCAGCTGAACTGGTATGGCTTCTGGCAGACCCCGGCGTAGCCCTCCCCCCACCACGAATTAGTCTTTCCATCGAACACACGGTTGCGGATCGTCCAGGCCACGGCGATCTGGCCGGCAATTCCTTCCCCACGGGCCTCGCCCCACAGAGTGCGGGCAAGGATGTCGCGATCTTTTTCGGTTACAGGCATCACTTTTCTCCAGGCAAAAAAATCCCGCTCGATGGCGGGCTCTTTGAATACATGTGAGTCAGATTCGCGGTTCTGTCTCGACGGTACCGTCATCTTCCGAGGGCGGCGGCGGAACGTATGGCGCGGCCGGAGGCATTTCGAGCCGGACGTCGATCCAGTTATCCAGAGGCGCCTCAATCAGCGGGCCCGGGATCTGTTCAAGATCACCATCATCAGTCAGCCTGTACTTGACCTTCCGAAATTCGACAATGATCGAGCCATCAGGCTGGTTTTCTCCGGCGGCCAGCCCCAGCAACTTGCCGCCGTTCCGGTCAGACGGTGAGTTCACCTGCCAGCCGTCGACGGCAAGACCAAGACACCCAGAAATCAGATATCGGCCAAGCTCAAGACGCTCAACCACTACACCCTTTGCCTCGTCGTTGACTGCGCCGTATCCGGCGACAGTGAAGCCATCAAGTAGATCATCTCGCGTAGTGTTCGAAGGATCGCTGATGCGGACAATGGGCGAGGCTTTTTTAATGAAACCGCTGCCATCGACGGTGGTATTGCCGGTATTCCAGAAATAGACCCATGGCGTCGCTGAGCTCAAATCCATCTGGAGATTTCGAGTCGCGAAGCCTGGGCCGTTCACCTGGATCGCGATCTGCGTTTTTATGCGGACATCAGACCCATAAAGGATGTTGATTCCGTTTGCGTACCATCCGGATGAGCCGGTGATAGGCCCCCCAATGGCTTGGGGCTGATTGCTAAACCCGGTCGTGTTGGCGTTGTTCCAAGTAGATTCGGCGAGTGATGGGCCGCCCCAACCAAAATCCCCAACTTTCAACACTCGACCTATGGTCGGGTCAGCGGTCGACGCGGTCAATGTCAGGCCAAGGCCTGCACGCGCCGCGACTTGTGTGGTTCCGCCGGTACCGCCCTGCGCCACCGGCAAGGCTGCCGGAAGAGTGAGAGGATTACCGCTCGCACCCAGCGCCGCGTAGAGCTCGTCGAAATTGCCCTGGGTTTTGGTAAACGCACTGCGAGGCGTATCGCCGCCCACGCCGGTAGGAGCATTGCCGAGATTGATCGTCTGCTTTGCCATGAAATATTTCCGTTTGTTTGAAGCGCCGCGGTTTAAGCCACCAGCTTGGCGCAGAGAAATGGCCGGTGTCCCTGATCAGTCCAAGCCGTAAAGGCTAGGCTGTACATCATGATTCGGCCGTTTGCGTAATCGACCCCGAGTGCGCAACCGCCACCGGTTCCATCGTTGTGGCAGTTCATCGTGAAGGGGTTGAGGGACACATACTCCCCAACACCGAGCGCCTTATTGATTCCCCAGATGTACCGGCGCCCGACGCTCAGTTGCTCTGTACCCAGATAAGTCCAGTTGCCAGCGGCGAACGTGACGACGACCGCGGGCGCGCCACTGTCGTAGACGAGCGCGCCAGCACCGTCCCAAAGGCGCATCCCGTACGTGGCGGTACCCATCGAAGCCCATGCAGCCACGAAATACTGACCGCTTAGCGTTTCGTTGACCTTTGATGCGTTCATGGCAAAACCAGTCCAGTTACCCGGACCGCCGGTGAACCACACAGAAATGGGAACCTGAATCGCACCGCCCTGATCAGGACGAATGAACACCATCGGCGGGTCTTGGCTGGTCACCGCCCGGGCAAACGTTCCTAATGCGGTTGCAACGCCGGAATAGGTGCCTTTGGTGAGGACGCACAACCTGGGTGCCTCGGAATCGATTTGAACAAACGAGTTGTCGTTGATGCTCTGAAAGCCAAAAGTCATGTCCCGTACCTGATAGCGAAGCCTTTTGCGACAATTCGCGTCGCGGTCGTCGAAGCACTGGCTGATGGGTTTTTGTTCCTCACAACAACCTGTCCAGCTGAAGTGGTCACGTAGGGATATGACTTGCTGTTTCCCAGGCCATCGGTTTCCGACGCTTGCACGTCCTGCCCCCTCGTCGGGATGATCATGAATACGCAGTTGGCCGGGTTGAAGGCTGGAATATTCAGCGTGTAACTAGGCGTGACCCCACTAAAGTCGATCACGCCCTGCCAGAGCACCTGGTAGGTGAAACTATTGGTGTCCATCCCCAGATTGCCGTTCTCGTCCCAGACTCTCGCTCCATAAGTCATGCGTCGAGATCTCCCAGCTGTACCCGCTTCACGCCGTTTTGGTCGAACACCTTAATGGCTCGGTTGGTCATCGTAAGACGGCCACCGCCAGGTGCTGGCCCGTTGAATTCCAAGTTGCCGGCCTTATCAAGACGCCAGCCCAGTGACCCGGCAACATAGTTGTCGGATTGCAGGTACTGACCGATTTTCAGCATCGTGATACTGCCGTCCTGGATAAATGCGGAGTTCATGAAAACCTGGCCGCCCTGTACCGCAAACGGCACAGATATAGCGCCGCCGGCAATGGTGTTGACGATGGCAAAGCGATCAGCGCTGACCAAGAACTGGCTCTGCAGGCCGGCACCGGTGTTTTCAATCCCAAGACCGATGCCTGCGGCGACGTATTGCCCGCCGGCGGTGACCTGCATCTTCACCGACCACATCGTTGAGGCCTTACCGTCAAGCGTGGCCACAGCTTGGCTGACCGTCTGCACTGTGGCGCTGTTTTTGTTCACGTCCGCCTGTACGGTATCGATCCGCTTGGCAGTGGCGATTCCGTCCTCAAGCCGCGCTGACTGCTCCGACCACACCCCAACATAAACTTGGTCAGAGCCAGCAAACCCTTCGGTGTCGCCAGCGAGCGCGGGATTCACCTGCACGTAGACGCCATCAAGCTTGGACGCCTGAGCGGTCAGTTGGTCTCCCTGATGCTCGATATCCAGCGTGTTTTTCGAGACCTGAGCGGCCAGTGCATTGGCCTCCTCCAAGACCTGGCCAATGTCATCCCAGTAGGTAGGATTCGGCGGTGGAGTGTTGACTGGAACTGCCAGCGCGGCCTGATACAGGCGCCGCCCAACCCGCACGGTGTCGCCCTTCAGATAGGTTGACGCAGGGTCGTACTCGAGCGCGTCGGCAATGTTGTCGATCTGCTCTTGAAGGCCGGGGATCTTGTCGATCTCGCTGACAATGTCCTGCCCAAGCTCGGTACGGCCAATCTTCCCAGCCAGAGCTGCGAGGTAAGCCGAAACATCGTTCGAGGTTTGGGCCGGGACATAAAGGAAGGAGCTTTTGCCATAGGCATTGGACGAGCGGATGAAGTAGTAGTAGTTCGTCCAGAAACCCAAACCGTTGTGGGTGAACGTCAGGCCCTGCCCGAGATACTCGGCATCAGCAGCCGTTGCCGTTGGCGAAGTGCTGAAGAAATACTCGTAGGTTCCTCCGTTCAGGCCGTTTTGCGAGTTGCTCGGTATCAGCACGATGCTGTCGATCGAGGACTGCACCACGCAGCTTTCTGGAATGGGCGGCCCGTTGATGCTGACGGTGATCGTTGCCTCGCCGGAACGCGCCATTGGCCCGACCGCGGCCACGCTCATTGTGTAATTGCCGGATGGCAGGCCGTTGATGGCGATCTCCGTCGAGGTGGCAGGAACGTTGTGCGACTGCACCGCGCTCGCGCCCTGTCGGACGATGACGATGTATTCCTTGACGATGCCCGTCGGCGGCAGCCACGACAGCACGCCCTGAGTCACCTCGGCAGTGGTGTCCTGCGTCCATGTGACTGCACTCGGTGTGCCGAGACCGCCGGCCGGCAGATTGATAAAGCCGATCGGGTTGTACGGCTGGCCCACCGCATCATCGAAGATTGCTGCCTCGTACTGCTTGACCTGGACGGTGCAGCCTTCGCTGTCGCCCATGGACCAGTCCGAAACGATGAACTCGCCCAGGATGTTCAGCGATGGCAAGTTGACCCGAACCACGCGCCCCGGCCGGCAGTTGTAGCCGGCGAAGTTCATCGGAATGCTGATCGCCCCGCCCGCGCGCCGACGGCGCAACTCCATGTTCGCCAGGCGCTGGGCCTGATACGGATCGGTGACGTAGGAATAGGTCAGCGTTTCTGCCGCCTCGCCGCCGTCCTCAACAATCCATTCAGCGACACTGACCTCGGGGTAGTCGGTTTCCGTCCAGGACTGCGACGGATCAATGAACGTGCCCCGGACCGTGTTGATTGCCGAGTCGTTGGTTGGCTCGGTGCTGCCGGTGACAGTGCCGATCACCATGTCTTCGGTAATCTCGAAGTCATACGGGCCGTAGTACGCGCCAGCCTGAAGCATCCAGCGGCCGCCGACACGAATCAGATGCCCGCCGCAAGCTGCTTCCAGCTTTTGCAGCACGCCTGTGCGCTGCTCGTCCGCACCGATGACGCAGCCGCTGCGATAGCGCTGGCTGGTCGAGCCATCGGCATTGGTCAGGGCCTCGTCGCACACGTTGGCCGCGCTGGCGAAGGTTTCGAACACGATCTCGTCGTCGGGCACACCGCAACGCGCGCGCAGGAACCAAAGCAGATGCAACGCGGTATTGGCGCTGTAAACCGCGGTACCGGTACGTGGGTCGTACACGTCGTTGCGGCCGCGCACCACGAAACGGGTATCCGGAATGCCCGACGGGAATTTCTCTGCGCTGTACTGCAGCGAAACCCGAACGAATGACAGGCCCCGGCCGATCTGACTGTCCTTCCAGTCTGGGCAGTTGGCCTTCAGAAAGGCGTTCACCTGAGTCGGGTTGACCACCAGCTCATACGTCGCCTGCGCACCGTAGCTGCCGATCTCTTCTTCGCCAAGGTAGATGTTTTCAAGCGCAGTGATCGGGCCCTCGCACAACACGTACACCAAGTGCAGCCACTCGCCCTCACCCTGCGCGCCGGCCTGCTCTTGCGCCCAGACCAGTACGCCGCCGGTGGAAACGCGGCCGAGGATGAAGCGAACCGGTGCCTTCGACGATCGCACGGTTTGCGCCGACGGCTCGTTGTCGCGCAGTGGCGACTTGGTGTTGAGCTTTTCCTGCTGTTCCGATGCGTAGAAGGCCAGCGCCGCGCCGGCGACCGCTCCCCATGGGCCGCCCTGGGCAAAGCCAACAACTGCACCAACCACAACCGAGGCAAGTTTTCTGACGCCGCCGCTCATTCAACCCTCCACGCGGCCAGTGGCTCGCATACGACACGGGCTGCGCCGTCGTCGGTTGTTGCCCAATAATCACCAGCCCAGAAAACAGCCATGCTCCGGCCGCCGGGCGCGTCGTACAGCACCACATCGCCGCGCTGGATGAACGTCAGCGGCACCCTTGCAAAATGGGCATCCCATGCAGCCTCAAGGCTGCCGTGCTGCTTTTTCAGCTGCCGCTTGGCGCCGGTTTCCGTGGTGTATTTGCCGCGATAGTTCTCGGCCGGATCGACGCCACAAATCGCCGCCGTGCAGTCCGCAGCAAACAGGCAGCAGTCAAATTCGCCCCATGAAAAAGGCCGCTCTTGGGCGGCCTTGATCACGTCGTTTAGACGGGTTGTCCAGTCTCGGTAGCGCATGGCTAACTTCCATAGGTGAATGTCGGCGCGTCCTTCTTCGAGCCCCAGTAAATGGGCCACTCGGACATCTGGGCGATGGCGTAGAAGAACCGGTCGCCGTCGTGGCGCGCGCGGTGGTTTTCGTCGGTGAAGCGTTCGGTACCGGTGCGGCTCCACTCGGCCATCCGGTCGACCACAGGCACAGTGATGCTGTTGCCGTCCTGGCCGTTGCCGGCGAACGAGAATTTGGCTGCATCCATTCGGCCGGAAAACAGGATGTCCGCCGCGTAGTTGCCGGCCTCATCGAACACCACGAATAGGACCTTGGCCATCCGGCCGCGACAGCCGCGCACGTTCGTCTCGGAGAGGATGTAGGCATCCAGGCCGCTGAGGGTCAGCTCGACCGACATCGGCGAACCGGAGTTGTCGCTTTCCTGCGACTGGCTGACCTGGCCGAAATTGCCAACCCCCTGATAGGTAATGCCGTCAACCACCAGGTCGCCGGTGCCGGTATGCGCGAAGACCATGCCGTCGACGAAGTCGAGCTGCACGGCGTACACCGGCATGAACCGTCCGGTGGCAATGATGTTCACCACGTTCTGGCTGAACGGGAATGCTGAGGGCATCAGAAGGCCTCCCTGAATTGATAGCTGCCGTTCGACACCACAGGGCGCACGGACATGGACCAGGTGTCAGAGGTCATCCGCATTTCCGAGTAGGGGTTGAGGTACTCGACGGCGGTACCGGCCGTGAGCGCCTTGCGGATCCGCTTGTTGAGCAGCACAGTCACTCTGCCCTGCGCATTTGCTGATGCAGGATCGGTGACTTCAAACATCTCGCCGGCGATGGTGATGTAGTCGCCGGCGCTGAAAGCGGGCGCGTTCGCCGTTGCGCCGCCGATGACCATCGATCGCGCCTGAGCGTTACCAGTAACTACCGTCAGTGCGCCGACGCTGTTCGTCCTGCGCCGGGTGAACGCCGGAAGGTTGAAGGTGCCCATCATGCCGTCGAGTCTCCCAAGGAACGCCGACAGCTCGCGCTCCTGAGCCCTCGTCAATAGCCCGAAGGTCAGCGTGCACTGCCAGTAGGCGCCCGGGTAGCCGATGATTTGCTGGGCGTTCGAGAGTGTCGAGGTGAACGCCCTGCTGTTGTTGACGATGCCCCACGTCATTTCTGACGGGCGCAGCGAAGCCGGCCACGTGAGAGCCATGCGGTACTCCTTAAAGGCTTATCGCCGCGCGATCAGCTGGCGGATGGTTCCGTTTTGTTTCAGGTCGCGCACGACCAGCTCGTAGCCGCCCTTCGCCCCTTGCATTGCAGCCTCCTTGACCATGTTGACGGTGGCGTCATCTGGAGTGCCTTGAAAGCTGAAGCTTTGCTGGATGACCGGGGCAGCGGGAGACGCCGAGGAGATCGGCACGACATTGGACTTCGTGGTTACGGCAGCCGATCCGACGTAACCGCCATCCGCGTACCCTTTCGAATTCGCGTTCATGCGCTCGAGGAATTCCCGAGCGCCTGGCTGGCTGACCACATCCTTGCGCACCACGAACTCACCGCCATGCACCACGCCCTTCGGCTCGAACTTGCCGCCGTCGCCTGTGTAGCCACCGTCGGAGAAGCCGTACTTCGAGCTGTAGCCGGCCGCCGAAGCGCCCAGACTCGACGATGTCGCTGCAGCCGATCCAGCGGCAAAGCCATTACCAGCAGCAGATGCACCAGCACCAGCAAGACCGCTGAACAGCGTGCCGAAGATTCCCACCGCAGCCTGGCGAACCTGGATGCGGATCAGGTCGGCGATGATGCCGTCCGCCAGATCCTTGAACGACAGCTTCCCGGTCTTCACGAACTGGATGATGCCGTCTTCCATGTTGCTGAAGGCATTGGTGAACAGGTTGCGGGTTTGACCGGCAACGTCGCGGGCCTGATCGGAGTAGGTCTGAAACGCCGATGAGGCGCCGAGCGACCAGTCCGACTGGGCTTTGTCTACGTCCGAGTAATACTGCTGCTGCATCGCGAGGCGGGTTTGCAACGCCGAACGCAGGGCTTCGGTCTCCTGGTTGTAGAGCTCCGTCTTGTCGGCCGACTTGTTGCTCTTGTTGTAGTCGTAGGTCAGCCGGTCCAACTGCGACTGATAGGACTGCTGGATGCTCAGTTGCTCCTTCAGCCGCTGACGCTGCAGGTCGCCCATGCCGAGGCCTGCCAAATCGTTGTCCAAACCGGTCTGAGCGGTCTTCAGCTGCGATTGCAGGTTCTCTTGGAACGCCGCGAGCTTCTGACGCTGTTCAGTGGCGGACTTCAACAGGTCCGTCTGCTTTTCCAGCGCCGCATTCTGCTTCTGCTGCGCCAGGTTGAGATCAGCCATGGCCAGGATCTGCTTCTGGGCGGCCGTGAGCGTCTTTTTATCCTTCAGATCGGCGATTTGCTGTTCCAACTCGAGCAGCTTTTTTGCTTCGGTGCCGAGTGACTTTGTTCCGTCAGCCTGGCTGCCGATGAGTGCGTTTTGCTGCTGGAGAACCGCGTAGCGCTGCCGAGCTTCATCGAGCATCCGCTGGCCAGCGTCTTCGGTTACAGCCTTCGGTTTTGCCTGGCTCTTGTCGAACTTGGCCTGAATGTCGGCCACTTCCTTGTCAATTTCGGCCTGCGACTTACCAGCCTCGACGCCCACCCTCCTTGCCTCGGCTATGTCCAGCGCAAGCTTCTTTTGTTCCGACATGTTTTTGCTGGTGATCGACGCCCACTTGCTTTCGGCCGCAATGCGATCCTGATTCTGCCGAGTGGCAGTTGCATCAATTTCAGCTTTTGACGCCGCAACGTCTCGCTGCTGCTTCAGCGACTTCAGTTGAGCCTCAATGAACTTCGTCGACTGGCTGTCCGGGCCGAGCTCATCGCTGAAGAAGTTCGAAAGGAACCCGCCCGATTTCCGCCCCTCCAGCACCTTCTCCAGGTTCGCAATTTCCTGATTCAGGTCGGGAAACAGTGAACTTTTGACGTTGGAGTAAGCATTGCTGATAGCGGCACCGATATCGTTCCAGTTCCGCTCAACTTCCGAAAGCGACTCGCGATATTTTTTCAGCCGCTCCTGAGCATTTTGATTCAGTGACTCGCTGAGCGAATCAAGCGCCTCCTGTTTTTTGCCCTGGTTGTCCAGCGCAACGATCACTTCGTACTGGGCAGATGTGAGTAACCCATACTGTGCGCTGATCTTTTCAGCCGCCTTAGTGGCGTTGTCGCCCATATCTCCAAGAGATTTGGCGACTTCGCCGGCGCCTTTTCCAGTGAATTCAGATATCGAAGCTGACGCCTCGGCCAAATTCTTGAACTGCACCTGACTCAGGCCGCTGCTGGCTGCTAGAGCTACAACCGCGTCTTTAGCCTGGGAGAGGTTGCCGGTGATGCTTGCGGTGTCTTTTGAGATCTTCGCAAGGCTCGCAGAGGTTTGACCGGAGTTCGCAGATCCAGAAAACAGGGCCTTATTGAAGGCGCTGACCTCTTTCTCGGCATCGTAGTAGACAAGGGCCAGGCTTCCCGCTGCCGCCGCCGCCACAGTGAAGGGGTTCACAAGGCTCATCAGGTAGCCGCCCAATGCTTTAGAGGCTGCACCGATCCCGCCAAAGGAATCTTTGATCTGGGATCCCTGCTGCAAAAACACCGTCAGCGGCGCCTGCCCGCCCTGAAGCGAAATGAAGATGTCGGAAAACTGCGCTGGCAGCATTCTCATCGCGGCGGCCGTCTGTTTCGCTGTGTTGCCCGTGCGAGTCATGGAGTCGTTGAAGCGGGTCAGCTCGGTCCGAGTGGCGCTGATTTTCGATTGGTAGTCCGAGTAAGTATCCAGATCAAGGTTTCCAGCCGCGCGATGGCGTGCCAGTTCCTGCTCTTGGCGGTCAAGCTCGCCAAGTTTTTTGGTTAGCGGATCGATCCTGCCGAGCAGAGATTCGATTTCATCTCGCTCAGAAGCAAAGGACTTTGTAGCCTTATCGGCACTTTTCCCGGCACCTTCCATCCCGGTTCCGGCCTTGTCCATAGCTGGCTTGACGCGAAGCCCGGCGTTTTCGAGAGCCTCCAAAGCCTTCCGGGTATCCGATGCTTTCTGCTCTGCATCTCGGCTATCAATCTCCAAAACCAAGCGTGACGTTTGAGCCATACCTTTTCTCCGGGCATAAAAAAACCCGCCGAAGCGGGTTATTTGTGCAGGCATTCAGCTCTGCAAGATTTTGGCCTTTTCAGCCTCGTACTCAGTTTCGGTAAGCAGCCCCTTCTCTTTTAGGCTGCCGAGGCGCTCGATCTTCTGATACTTATCCTCGGCTGGCTCAGCTTCCGGACGAACCCTAATCGGCTCAATCGGCGCAATGGAAGATGCCGACCATACGATGGAGACCACCCAACCTATAAGCGTCCAGCCGAGGAAGAGATTCAGCAGAAGGATCGAGTTGAAGTTCGGGTGCTTGCGGTGATAAGCGTTAAGCGTTGGCATGAAATAGATCATCCACACCACAAACAACAGAACCAGCATCCCAAGCGGCCCGGTATCGTTTTGCATGCCAAATCTCCCTGAGTAATGGCAGCAATCTACCACCATCCGCAGGAAGCGCCAAAACCCCGCAGATGCGGGGTCGTGGCTCAGTTGAGATCAAGCAACAATTGCATAGCCACCGGGTGAGCAGCCATTTGCGCGATAGATGCTGTAAATTTCCGACCTCCGAGCATCGAGCGCAGCGAAGGAACTTCGCGCCTCGTTGATCTGATCGAACACCCTCATCAGCACTCGCGAATCAAGAGTGCGCGCCGAAGACAGGATTGCCGACCGGTCTTCCTGGAGCCAGTAGTGTCGGCTCATCAGCAGATAGATGTGGCCGACTTCCTGATTGCTGAAGAACAGGCCATCTGTATCGGGCCGACCGATCCACTCCCCTTCCAGCGCGTAGGCTGCAACGAAGTTGCAGGCGTCGGACAGGCACTCAGCCGGAATCAGCGCAGTGCGGTGCACATTGAAGCGCGAGCGCAAACGGCTTTTCATGGTCTGTTTGAAGCTGCGCTGCAGCGAGTGAGGGACTGGTGAGGCCTTCTGATCAATCACGCGATCGAGTACGTTCTCCCCGCTGGTGCCGATGACGGCTCCAACGAGGTCACCCATGGCACCATGGTAATCAGTGAAGTTCCCATACTTGCGGATGGCTGGGAGAACCTCGGACGTCACCCATTTTTTGAAGTGTTTGGCTTCCGCCTTTCGGCTCCGCAGGATGGCCGAGTAAAGACCGGATTCATTGATGACCAGCATTTCTTGGTCGCCGCCACGGGTACGCACAATCTGCGTACCCTTTTCGTCTTCGTCCAAATTGCGCGTCATGTCTCCGGCAATCCGGTACTCCAGAGCGGATGCGACGTCAGTCGCCACAAACCACGGCAGATCATTGATCAGAAAGGTCCGAACCTGCTGCTTGCCAAAATTGAACGGGATTACGTTTGTGCTAATATTCGACATGACGATTTCTTCCTCGAAGTTGATCTCGTTTTCCGAAGCCTCAGTGTTCCCGCACTGGGGCTTCTTCATTTTCAAGTCACTGCTTGCTCTTGCCGCTTCTTCGCCGCCGTCAGCCAGAAAACAATCTCGGCGGTCTGGGACCGGCAATTCTCCTTCGCACTTTGCTCTACCCACTCCTTTACCTCCTCCGGCAACCTCAAATTGAACTGCGGATCTTTCCTGCTCATCAGATCACTCCTTGTATAGCACTTTGCTTGGTTTTAATTAAAGCACTTTGCTTTATTGCCGTCTATAGCAAAGTGCTTCATCCTTTTACTCGTTTTACTTTCAGTGAAAGGCGCCACCAAATGAGCCGTGTAGACCTTCAGGTCAATTTTCGTATGCCTGCATCCCTAAAGGATGAGCTTGAAGCGCTTGCCAAGAGGAATCGGCGCTCTCTTACTGCTGAAATTGTCGCTCGACTGGAGCGCAGCATCAGCGATACGGATGAAATGGGCATCAGTGACAGGGATCGCATGAATCCCGAGCACCCTTTCTATCTGCCAGCGACAGAACAAATGCCCATCACGCGTGGTGTCTCGAAAGAAAAGCTGCTGGCGCCACTAGACCAAGAGCGGCCGGTCACCAAAAAAGATCTGAATGAGGCCGTGATGGAAGCCATGCTTACGGTGATGAACGCATTGAAAGATGGTCCTCCGGGCTCAAACGAAACAGCCAAAGGCCCAAAGTCTCGTAAAAAGTTTCCGAAGGAGTAACCCCCCTACTCGTTCGCGCCCTTCTATACCGCACGCTCCAAGGATGACAATGAAGAGAGAAATGTTCGCGAAGGATGTCGGTAGAAAGATCACGCAATTTCACCAAGCCTTCGACCGCGATGACGCCCTTCTAACAGCCGTGCTTCGAGGCCACATGATGATTGAAGAACGGCTCCACGATGTGATCTCTGCGGGCGTTGCTCGTTATTCTCGTCCACACGACCGAAACGACATATTCACTTTTGGCACAGCTACAGAGCTTTGCAAATCAATCGCGGGACTGGCCGCCTCACCCGATCTTTGGGATGCTGTTAAATCCCTCAACAACCTGCGGAACGCCTTGGGTCATCGGAATGAACCGGCGCGGCTAGGTTCGCTCTTGCTGAAATTCTTCAAGCAGAGCGAGCCGGTTGCTCTCAGCTTTTTTAAGGTGAGCGCATCCTATGATCCAGAGGGCGAGGACGAAAGCACGCACGCCATTGCTGTTCGTAACCGAATAACAGCGATGTGGACCGTTCTAGGAATTCTCGCTGACGATTTGGCTCGCGACCTCGACAGCGTGCTTGAGGCTCGGAGGCATTGAGACTGCTTGCTGACCGGCCAGAAACAAAATAATGGCCGATAACGGTAGCTATTCTTCGTCACCCGCCAAACACACCGCATCCAGAGCAAACATCACATCATCGATCTCATCGCGCGGCAGCGACGACGGATGCGATTCCAGCCAATCGGAAATTTCCCGCGCCGACAGTGGCAGCGGGAACGCCCCGGCCATGCCGGCGATGTACCGGCGGCCGCGGCACACGTTGCGGAAGAGATTCAGCAAGTACGCGGTGATCGGGTCGTTCTCCGGCTCATCCGGTACCGCCAGCTTCAGGCGCGCGTAGACCGCGCGGCGCTTCTCGCTTTCCCCGCCCCACTCTTGCTCCCACTCGAAACGGCAGACGGCTTTCCCACCGACTCAGCTCGCTCTTCAGCGGCGTCGTTGGCGGCAGCTGCACCCTCGCGCAGGACGAAGACGAAGAACTCGATGTTGGTTTCCAGCAGCTCGGCGGCGATCGCCGGGCTGTACTTGATCGGGTTGCCCTCGGCGTCCAATACGCCATCCCAGTCCTTCACGATGAAGCTTGCCAGCAGCATCGAATGGTTCTGGTGCTCGGTCTTCTCGCCGGCGACCACGCCCACCTGCCCCTCTTCAAACCGCGCATCGTTGCGCTGAATACGGCGGCGCATGCGCTCCAGCGCGACCTGATACTCAGGGTTGTCGATGCCGGCCAGCAGCACTTTGGTGTCCTTGTCGAAGTTTGCCCAGCGCTCGCCGGTGACTGCCGGCTTCTTTTTGCCCAGTTGCAGAGCCATGGTAATTCCTCAACGCCGCGCCAATAAAAGGGCAGCCCCGGCCGGCGTGAATGTCGGGGCTGCCAAAGGTCGAGCAGGTTTATGCAGTGACGGTGATCGCCGCCGTGCTGGTTTTGGTGACGTCCGACACGCTGGTAGCGGTGATCGTCGCGGAGCCAGCGGTGACGCCGGTGACCAGGCCAGAAGAGCTTACAGTGGCAACGCTCGGCGCCGAACTGGTCCAAGTGACGTTTTGCGCGGCTTCGGCCGGCAATGCCGACGCAGTGAGCTGACGAGTCGCGGCTACCGCGATGGAGGCGGTCGTAGGCGCCACCGAGACGCTGGTCACCGGCACGAACGGAACGCGGGTGATGGTCGGACTGACTTTCGCCACGGTGTAGTTCAGCGTCACCTCGATCAGGTCGCGCTTGCCGCCATTCGGCAGTTCGCCGTCCACTTCCACCGCCGGGAAGTTGAAGGTGTACTTGTTGCCCAGGCTGTCGGTGATCGGGAAGACGACGCCGATTGGCGCGCGGGTGAAGGTGTTCTTCCAGATCTCCCACGCCCGCTTCGACCAGGCGAGCGTGATGCTGCCGGTGATCGCCGCTTCGGTCGCAATGTGCGCACCCGGGCCGAGACTGTCTGAGCCAAGGCAGCGCTGCGCTTGCAGGCTGTTGTCGAGGTTGACGGTCATGGCCGAGACGCAGGCCACGCCTTCCAGCGACTGGCCGTTCACCAGGATCGTGCCGACGTTGTTGTTCGATAGGAACGGGGTGGTGGTCGGTGCGTTCGGCGAGACGACGATCGGGGTCTCGCTATCGGCGTAGTCCAGGCACGCCATGTTGAAGGTGGCGGTGATCTTGCCGTCAGACGGGATGTCGAGCGCGAAGGTAGAAACGTGCGCCCCCTTGAACACTCCGTAGACGCCGACGTCGTCGTAACCCTTGGCGATGCTGAAGGTGTGCCGGGTGTCACCGACGCTCAGCACGTTGCCGGTCCAGTTGCCGTAAAACGCGGCCTCCAGGAGTTGATCGAACGAGGCGAACGAGAACTCCGCCGTCAGGTCGCCGCCGATATCAATGCTGGTGGCCACCGAGCCTTGGCTCAGGCGGGTATCGGTGATCTCATCGCTGACTTGAGTGTTGACGGTCGGGGTCAGCGCATTGCCGGTCAGGCGCAGCGTGTCCCAGGTGCCGGCCGGGGTAACACCCGGCGTCACCTCGGGGATGATGTGTGAAACGACTTTTGCGCCAGAGCTCATTGGAGCCTCCTATTCGCGGGCATAAAAAAACCCGCTCAAGGCGGGGCTGGCTGTAGAACAGATGAACTTTCATCGCTTAGGATCGAGCCCTTACTTATGGAATAAGGGATAGCGCTGATGGATGCCGATACCTGGAAGCTTGTTGTCGATATCTCACAAGCCTCTGCAGCAATCGCTGGCGGACTGTCAGCAGTCTTTGCAGGATGGGCAATACGGAAGGCTTCGAAAGATCGCAAGAACACCCATCTTTTGAATCATGCGAAGTCAAGCTTGGAACGCGCATTTACGGCCTTGTGCGAGGGAACACCTGCTGGAAGGCCGCCGGCTCCTGATCGACTTGCTTGGCTGACATGCGCTCGACTGATTGAGGAGTACAAATCAACAAAATGCTTAATTAAAGAAAAGCTGACTCTGAGAGAGTGTGAAAGTCATGAGGAGCATTGGAGGCACCAGTTTTTCCTCCGGCTCGAACCACTTGGGCAAATGACTCAGGAGTATTACAGCAACGGTTTGAACGGGGTCGAACTCCACAAGGCATCAGCAATAATCGTTCATGCCTTCTCTGAGTGGCCAGAAGGAAAAGCGGACACACTGGATAAATATCGCGGTAGCGCAGACGCTGCGAAGAAACTGGGAGTATCTCCTCGCTGGTTCGCGCTTCGCCAATATTGCGGACTGCCTTAGCCGGCGCGAAACCGGATGTTGACGTTGATTTGGTAGAAGCCCTCGAACTCACCGGCGACCACTTGGCTGGCTTCCATGCATTCAAGGTCCCCGGACATCCAGTAGGCGAAGTGCGCTTCGAGCGCGTCGGCCAGTTCGTTGATGGCCTTGGTTCCGGTGCGCTCCCGGGCGAAGCACTGGATGCTGATTTGCCCAGGCTTTCGGGTGTGCGGTCGGTCGGCCATGCCGGCCATGAATGCCGAGGCGTACTGGATATTCAGGCGGCACCAGAGGCCGGTTGCTGGGGGGGTGAACACTGCCGGCTGGTTCGGGTAATCGATCCGCGCTTGGTCAATGCCAGTGAAGGCGACCATGCGCGCGGTGATGAGCGCCCTGATTTGCTCGAAGGTCATGTATAGGCCTCGGATACGCCGATGAAGGCAAGGTCATAAACCCCGCCGGCCGCCTGCGTGGAATGCCCCTGCTCCAGCATCTCGCCGTAGGGACTGTTCGTTTGGATGTAGATGACGGGAAACTGGCCCGATGCCTTGATGAGCATGCTGCCCTTGCTGATCGTTTCGCGGCCAGACGGGTCGATGTTGTCGGTCACAGTCATGTCGGGGGCGCCGATCGACACCAGGTGACTGCCTCGGAACGTGCCGCCGATGTACCCCTTCCCCGCTGCCTGCGCTTTGACGAAGTAGTTCTCTTCGCGCTCGCGCTTGGTCAGCTTCTTGAATGCCCGGCCACCGGTGCGCGCAGCGTTGCGGGCGTCGACGTTCGCGTCATACGCATCCGCCAATGCCACGTTCTTCGTGCGCAGCGCCACGTTGGCCTGCCACAGGTCAGGGTTGCCGACCGGCGAGCGGTTCACCACCTCCGTAAGCATGGCAGTCGCGATGACGCGCGCCATCTGGGTGATGTCCTCGCCAGCCTGATCGGCGAAGTCCGTGAGGCTATGGCTCCAACCTGCTTTGGTGGCCACAGCTCAATCTCGTTTCAGAAGTCGGGCCACAAGTGACTCATAAGCGGCGCGCTCTTCTGCTGTCCAGACGTGACCGGCCTCAGCAAGTGCCAAAGCCATCGAATCCAAGCCTTGCAAAATGAAATCTTCCATCACACTTTCCTCAGTTGAATTTCGTAATGGGCGCCGGCCGGGTCGGTCTGGACGTTGACCACGTCGAAATCGTTGATCTTGTGGCCGATGTCCGGAACCCCGCCGATGGTTTCGTTGGTTAACGCGATCAGCAGTTGGTCGGTGGCGCGGATGTTCACGCCATCGACCTGAGCAATCTTGAAGGCGTCGAACACGCCCCGGCCGGTGTAGGCGATGACCACAGGATCGCCCGCCACTTCATTGACCGGATCCCACGTTCCTGGCAGCGTCACGCCGCCGCTGAATGGCTTCACGGCGTCCGCAAGATCAGTGTCGAAGGCCTCAGCCAGATCTGCCTGGATCTCTTCACGTAGGCCCATGGGTCACCTGTACACGTTGAAGCTGAAGCCGCTGGCACGCCATGGCGCGAGCAGCCCTAGCGCGAACTGGATTCCATCGGGCAGCGCGGTGGACTTGCTGGTGTCGATCGAGGCGAACGTCTTGCTGGTGGTCACCGATCCGGCCTTCACCGTCTTGGCTTCCAGCGATCCCTCGGTCTGCTGCTGGTACAGCTTGCCCTCAGAAGCGACAACCGCCAGCTCGGCGCCGGCCTGCTTCACCTCTTCGGGAATGGCGTCCATATCGACACCGACCAGGTTGAGCGAAGTCAGATAGGCATTCGCCTGCAACACCGCCCGGGCCTTCTTGTCATCTGGAGCCCACGAAGCCCCGAGGATGGCGTCAACGTCCGCCACGGTGATGTAGGTAGCCATCAGGCCTCCGCTTGAATGAGTGGGGCCGCAGCCCCGGGTATTACGACTTCGGCAGTTCTGCGACAGCCTTTTCCAAGGCTTCGAGCGAAGCATTGGCCCGGTACTGCACACCAGCAGCGTCGAGCTGCGCTTTGAGACCGGCGATTTTCTCGGCATTGTCGACAGGCTCAGCCAGAGCCTTGAGGCGCGCTACTTCTGCACCTAGAGATTCGACTTCACCAACCAGCTCATCGCGCTTGGCCTTCAGAGCAGTGACGCCCTCATGAATGGCGGTCAGTGCATCGAACAGGCGAATCGGCAGCTCGCCAGCGCCAGGATGCTCCAGCGGAGCAAGACCCTCGGCCGCTTCGATCAGCAGCACGATGCCGTCGCGCTCTGCATTCAACTTGCCGATCATCTCCTGCAGCGCTGCGCCTTCAACACCGCTTTGGCCATCGATCACCAGAACCGTCGCGGGAGCAGCCTGTCGCAGTGTCACTTCAGGCACATCGAAGGCTTCACCCTCGCGGTCTTCGGTGACGTTCGCGTCGACGATGCGCAAGCCGCGCTCCTTGGCCAGCGCCTTTACATTTTCCCCGTATTGGTGGAACGGACCGGGCAGATACCAGATTTTGTTGCTCATGATCATGTCCTCGCGGAGCCGGGCACAAAGCCCGGCTCAACAGTCAGGGGTTACTTGGAGGCGTCACCGATCAGAGCAACACCAGCGGTGTGCTTGATGCTGGTGGCGGTCTTGTCCCAGTTGGTGCCGGTCGCTAGTTCGGCGTCGGTCGGAGACTTGCCACCGGCGGTGGTGTCCCAGGTGTAACCCTTGAGACCCAGGCCAAAGGTGTAATCGGTTTGGAGCGTAGTTTCGATGCGCTCCTTGCCGTTGGTGGTCTGGACGTTGCTGATGATGTCGCGGCCGTCGTGGACCATCGCGGCGCCCTGCACCAGGGACAGAACGATTTCCTTGTTCGGCGTACCGGTCTGCATCAGCGCCGGCGCGTCGGTGACAACCGAGATCTTGCCGAGGATGTCCACCACGCGGACGTTGCCCGCCTGGAACAGTTGTTCGCTGTTGGTGAGCGCTTGGCCGACCAGCTTGTGGTAGGTGGTGCCCTGCATGATCTGGGTGACCAGCGACTGACTCGCATCGCCGAACTTCGCGTGGGCAGTGTTCAGTGCAGCCTGGCTGATGCCAGCGGTTGCAGAGACGTCGTTGACGGCTGCCGCCTGAGCGGTGATCGCGGCAACCAGTGCGGCGATCGCCGTGTTCAACTGATCCTTCAGCAGGATCTCGGCGAACGCGCGCGAAGCGACTTCAATGCCCTGAGCGGTCGGTCGCTCCAGCCAGGTCATCTGCGATGGCTCGTAGCGGATCGGACCGAAGCCACCGGCCACCTTCACCGAGGAGTTTTTCAGCTCGGTCAGGTCAGTGATCGGTGCGGCGCCGTTGGCCGCGTAGCGATCAACCCGACGCTGGGCGGCAGCCAGGGTCTGGAAGAACGACTCCTGAAGGAAGTCGCCAGTGAATCCATCAGGCGACAGCAAGATGGCGCCACGGCTGGCAGCGTTGAACGCCACCAGCATCTGGTCCAGCGTCTCGATGGTCGCCGGCATTACGTATTCGTTGAAGACCTGCATTTGCGACAGGGACATGAGTGATTTTCCTTATTTCTGAGGGAGGTCTGGGAACCGGCTCGCGATTGCGGCCTGTCGTTCCTCTTTGGTGCCGCCGATGTTTCCTTTTGCGGCCCCGCCGCCTTTCCCAGCACCGCCGGCCCCGCCGCCCGATGCCTTGCTACCAGCGATCAGCGGACCGAAGGCCGGATCGTTGGTGAATTCTGCTTTCAGCTCATCCAGCGTTGCCGCCGAGAGCTTGCCGGCCGCGTCCAGCACGACGACGGTTGGTTTTCCGTCGCGCTGCTCAACGCTGAGCCGGCGTTCGATGTGGGGAAGCAATGCCTTGGCGCTGCCAGGGATGGCCAGAGTGGTCGCGATCTCGGTCGCAGTACGACCCACGGTCAGATCCCGGATCTGGCCTTGAAGGGTGCTGTTGGTGCTTTCGAGTTGGCCGGTCAGCTCAGCTTCGCGGCGCGCGTACTTCTCGGACCAGGACTTTTCGAGCTCTTCCACGTTGCCGGATTTGCGCAGCGCCTCTTCGCGATCCAGTCGAGCCTGCTCTTCAGCAGCCTTGCGCTTGTCAGCCTCGGCTTTCTTCTCGTCCAGCAGCTCCTGGACTTTGGATTTCAAGCCGGAAACATCTTCCGGCTGTGGCAACCCTTCGATGCCGAGGACAAACTTGCCGTCCTTCTCGACGTACAGGGACTGGATGGATTCGTCGACGCCTTCGAGGCTGTCCAGTTGGAATTTCAAGGTCATTGCTGTCTCCCAGAGACGTTGTGCAGGCCCTGCCTGCAGGCAAAAAAAAGCCCCGCTGGGTAGCGAGGCTGGATTGAATAGGGATGGAACCTTGCGGAGCGTTCTCGCTCCTACGTCTCCTGTATTTTTGGGAGACTAGGATCAACAGGTACGGTGAAACTCTTTAGTACCGTTATTACAGTCAGTTTTAGGCCCTCGGAATTACCCGCACAATGATCGCGCACATACGCCTTCAGACTTTGCAAAGCAGCCCTGTTGAACAGAACACTCACCCCCTTTCCCGGAGCAAGGGAGGTGACGAACGACTGGCTACCAGGAAAAATCATTGTGGGATCAAGCCACAATCCATTGTCACTGTAATCGGAGTGGAAACAGACACCATCGATATCAATAGGAACACTTCCTGAGTTAGCAAGCTTCAGCGAGAAACTCGAAATCAAACTGGAAATTCCGTCCGGCATCACGAAACCCGAGACTTTGACAGATAGCTTCGGCAATAACTCCTGTCGTTGCTTCCATCCGAAATAGACAGTTGCGAAGACGGCGCACATTGAGCCTATGCCCGCAACCCAATCAGCGAGACTTCCCATGTCGGGAACAAATTTCACGGTTGACGTCGGGTTCATATTAATCCCGGCGATCAGCCCTAGTAATCCACAAAGCACGCATGCGAACAGCGCACCAATTCCTAACATCCATTTCATGCGAACCAAGAGTCCAAAGTGATGGCAATTCACCACTCTAAAGTCCGGCTCGTTCAAACGCCAGTGGCTCCAGGTCTTTCAACTGCTGGAGAGTGAGCGTTTTGCCGTTGTCGTCGATGAACTTGTCCAAAGTGAGCTCACCCTTACTGAACAACGCATACCGGTTCGGTCCGAGAATGTCTCGCTGAAACGCCGCCGGCTGCCGTGCCAGCCATTCCTGATAGCTCGTCTTGCTCGACACCAGAGTCACCCCGTCAGGGCCGATTGAGGGCCGCGTCGAGCCTTTGATCTCGCGTGCAAACTCGTCCTTCAGCACCGGAATCAGCGTCGTGCGGCAGCCCCAGTGATACGGCGGCTTCGGCCCATCCAACGGGATAATCGTCTGGTCGACGCTCATGCAGAACAGCGTGGTCTTCGAGTCCAGGGTCGCCACCCTGCGCATTCCTGCGAGGATGTCGTCGTTCGCCTTCAGCGTCTCCACTCGCGCCGTGCTGGCGATGTGGTTGGTCATGGTGCGGACCAGTGCGCCGGCCTGATCCTGCTGCAACTGGTGAATGCTGGTCAGTCGGCGGCTGATCTGCTGGCTGGTTTCGCCTAGGCTCGAACCGATCTGAATTTCGCCGATGATCTCGGCGGCCTTCTTGGTTCCGAATTGGTCGAGCGCCCCACTGATGCTGATGCGCTGGATGCCCTTGCGTGCTTCAAGCTGCAGCGGATCGGCCAGGGCAGCGGCGGAGATCATCTCGGCCGATGGCGTGTTGAGCTGAACAACCGCACGGACAACCTTTCCCAACATGGTCGCGTTGAACTGCGCCTCATACGTTGCGAACTCGCTGAGATCCAGCTGCGTGCGCTCTTTGAGGTCGTCGTAGATGCCCCGCAAGTCGCCCTGAAGCGTTTCAATCTGAGAGTTGTACCGACGCGTACCGTAAGCGCTCAGGCCTTCCGAAACGCGCTGCTTAGCGGTCTTGATGGCTTTGCTGATGAACGACGCCACACGCTTCAGGTTTCCGCCGGCATATCGCTGGACGTAAATCTGGTGCCGCGTGGCGGCGTCCTCAAGAAAGCCTTCATTACTCATCGTTCCCGCCTACCGGTGGCGCGCTGGCCAGCTCTTCGTCGATCTTATCGTCGGTGCGATCAGCTTCAAGCACACCACCCTGACGCAGGTTTACCCGGACATCCGACTTCGCAATGAAGCCCTGCTGCCACAATTGCACCTGGGCGAGGATGTCTTGCGCGGTCATCGTCTCGTCGAAGAACGACTGGTTGAGCCAGAACACCGTGCCCTTCTCGTCCGGCGCATCCATCATGAAGCGCTCGGCGTCGAGAATGGCGCGCTTCAGCGCCTCGGATACGTTGCCGGCGATAGTGCCCAGCACGCTGTTGTCCGAGCTGTACCGGATTCGAACAGCCTCCGCCGTCTCGGCGCCACTGCCCTTCTGAACGACGCGCGCACCGATCATCAGCATCTGCTCTTCCTTGTCCTTCATCAGGGTTCGGGCGAGCTGAGTTTCGGTTGCCTGCAGCATGACTGCGGATCCGGACTTTCCGAGGTTGTGTCCGCGCCGCGAGCCGATGTGCATGCCGTTCGGGTTCAGTTTCGCGAACTCGTCGGCTTCGATGCTGGTGGTGATGAACAGCGTCGGCTGGCTGCTGATGAAACCGCTCTCCTCCACCGTGGCGCTGTTGCCATAGTGCAGGATGTTGACGTCGGCCAGGTCTTCCAGCGGCGACTTGTCGATGCTGGCGTCGTTGTTCTGGGCGCCGTAGAAGCTGAACGGGATGTGATCGAAGGGCTGGCCAGCCTTGTCGGTAGGCTGCGTCTCTTCGACGCTTTCCTCGCCCTCCCTGTAGACGCGCTGAATGTATCGCCCATCGACCAGCAGCAGGACCCGGTTCTGCGTGTACGTCTCGCGGGACAGATCGGTAGCGTTGAACTCAGACACGCATTCCCGCAGGTTCACGTACACCAGACGCTTCACGCCATCGATCACCTGCTCATCCCAGTCGATGATCGACAGGGCGCCGTAGTGGTGGATCAAGGCGCTCTTGGTGGCGAGATCAGCCATCGAGCTGACACCGCTTTCATTGGCCACGGTCGGGAAGTCGACCAGAAAGCCACCTCGGCCGCTATCCAGGCACTCGCCAACCGACTCCTTCGATAGCTGCTCAAGGCTGGTACCGTCGCCGCTGGCGTTCTCCTTCAGATACTCAACCGCAGTCGGCAGCGAGAGCTCGGCAGTCTTGCGGAAGACCGCCCCCATCAGACCGGTGCGTGTCCGACCGGTGATGTTGAGGAACATCGCCCGCTTCTTGTATTGCTTGTAGCGAGCCAGGTTCTCCGGTGATTTGTTTTCCGGGTCTGGCATCGGCAGGTATTCGTCGTGCTTGCGCACCTCTCGCGCACCGGCTACGCAGCGCTTCACCAGCTGCCAGCCAGGCAGGGCCTGTGCGTACTCTGCCCGGGGAGTGCTGAAATTCGCCATGGATGGCCTCAGAAGCTGAATGTGACAGGAATGTGCGTGACTGCTACGCGCTTGCTCTTCGCGACAGCGAAGTAGCGCCATGCGTCGGCAGGGTGAGACGCCCAGTCGTGAAGCGGCCGGTCTTTCCAGCAGCCCTTCTTGTCGTCCCACTCTTTGCGGTAGTTCTCCAGCGCAGTGATCCCCTCTTCGCATTTGGCCTCGTCAAAGGCACAGTGGGCGAGGATCTCGCGAGCCTGGTCGATACCGTCGTCCACGCCGATCTTAGGCACGACCTGGAACGTCATGCGGTAGTGCTGGCCGTCGATCTCATAGCCTTCTCGCGCCATTTCCCGGCGCGTCTTGGCATCGCTGCCGAACTCGCGGTTGTCGATGTCATGCGGCCCCCAGTGCTCGGAGTAGGTGTAACCCTTGTCCTTGAGCACCTTCATGTAGTGCCGCAGGCCTTCCCCACTGTTCTGGTAGAAGTCGACGACGTGGTACTCGTTGCCGACCTGCCGCACGAACCAGATGGCCGTGGAGTCGCCGACGCCGATGTCCCAGAAGGTCATCACCGGCAGGTGGCTGTTGTCCGGCAGCGTGCCGATGCGCTGAGCCGCATACAGCTTGGTGAACTGCTGCGCGTAGTAGGCACCCTCAATCGACTGCTGGAAGGCTTCGGCTGGGATCGACGGGTATTCCCGCTTCATGTCGTCGCCGAGGGTTTTCTCCTTGGCGGCGTACCAGGCGCGCTGGCCTGGATTGGTGTCGATGCCGTGCTTGGCGAACAGTTCGTTGAAATAGTCGGTCAGCCGCTGCGGGATGATCGCCTCAGCCGGGTCGAGCCAGTAGGCCTTGTTCTTCCACCAGCTGAAGAAGAAAAACTTCCAGTCCAGCTTGCCAAGCGGCGTGCCGGACAGCAGTTGCTTCTCGGCGCTCTGTGAGTAGTCGAAGAAGTAGCCCGCACGCCCCTCCGCCGTCGATTCGATCGTGACAAAGCAATCGGTGGCGACAGCCTCGAAGGCGCCGGTGACGATCTCTCTGGCCTTGTGGGGGAACTTGGCGCAGATCTTCCCGAACTCGGATACGTGCAGATACCGTAGAGTCCCGCCCCGGAAGGACGTGGACACGTAGAGCGATCCGCCTTTGCTGAACACAAGCTCACCAGCAGCATCGTTAGAAGCAGGATTGGCGGCGCGTATCTCTTTAGGCAGGTTGTCGTAGGCATATTTGACCTTCTCCCGGAACAGGCGCTTGGCGTCGTTCAGGGTGTGGGCGATCAGTGCGCACTTGGCCGACTCAAACAGGGCAGCGTCCAGCTGGATGATGCAGCACTCAGTGGTGAAGCCGAGCTGCCGAGCCTTCAGGATGATGTTGCGGGTATGCATCCCGTCGAAGTATTCAATCTGCTCGTCCGTCATCCGGAAGCGGACTTTCTTGCCCTGCTTGTCGGTGATGAAGTAGAGATTGTTCAACCGCCAACGCTTATCCCGGAGCAGCTTCATGTGCTCGGGCTTCATGTCAGGCGTCCTTCGATAGTTCGTCCATCATCGCGGCCAGGGTGTCGACTGTTTTGTCACCCTCTTCCGTATCGAGATTGAATGCTTGGCGCTCGCCCTTGATCACCTTGAGCTGAGCATCGACGCCCGCGTTGAGTGACCGAGCGAAGTCGCCGTGGTTTTCTTCAGTGACCGTGACGCTGGAGAGGAAGGCGCTGAGCTTGCTCGCAATGCCACGCCACTGGGCCAGGCCCGACCGATGCGCCAGCACGACAGCCGCAGCCTGGTCGGATGCCTCCTCGATAATTTCGGCATCAGTGACCAGTTTCTTCTGGTCACCATCCGTGGTCACCGCTCTGGTCACCTTGTCCTTTACGGCGGATCTGACCTTGCTCGTCAGGTCACGCTGCCAGCCTTCCTTTTCCGCGCGCTTCATAATCGTGTTGTGCGCCACTCCATGCTCTGAGGCAATGGCGCGCAGGGAAAGCAGACCAGCCCGGTAGGCTCGTTCGATCGCCTCCCAGTCGGGTTGCTTGGTTGTCATAGGTGGTCCAAATAAAAAACCCCGCGGGGAGCGGGGTCAGTGAGAGCGGCTGGTTCAGAAAAGAATCAGTTGGTTTTTTCGAGCAAGCACACGTCAAAAACAGAATCTTCGCGCTTGTTTTTTTCGAACCAGACGCAGTGCGCGCCCTCTTCTGGCCCGGTAGGACTGTAATCATCTACTTCTTGAACGGTCATTTGGGGGCCACCACTTTTCAGCTGCACCACATCACCTTTTTGAATATCAGACATCGCGTTGCTCCTTTACGTTAGGGGATAACCACTACTTGAGGTCGCAATTAGCCGACTTCAACAGCTAGATCTGTTTATTCACCATCGTGTGGGTCTGTGCGTGGGCGTGCCCGTGCAGCTCGGCGACGATCAGGCCCTGAGGCAGACCGGCAGCCTTGGCAGCGTCGATGGCCTTGGCGATCGCGCTATCCAGCTCGTTCAGTGTCTGGCTGACGTCTTGGCTCAGCGGGAGCGCGTGATGTAGGCGGGACAAATTGCTGGAAGCGGCGACGGGCTTCACACCAATACAGCGCTCACAGTGACCGCAGCCGGTGCCGAGCCTTATGTCGCCCCTGCAGGTTGGATTCGTACGTCCGTTACTCATGACTCTCTCCTTTTGGTGTCGCGACACAATTTGCTGATTCGCGAAACGTGTCGCGACTTACTTGGATCGACGCTCGACCCCGCCCGGCGCCTTGTCACAGCGCAGGCAGTGCTCACAGTTCAACGTTCGGCAGAGCCAAGCTTTCACCCTCTGCCACCAGATGACCATGAAGATATGACGCATACCGGCAAGGGCCAGCGAGACATGCAACGTGATTCCGGCGGTGGTCGGGCCGATGATGAAAATGTTCTGGTTGCGGCTCATCACCACAAACCCGCTGATGGCGATCGCCGAATAGATCAGCTTGCCGAGGATGCCGTCCCGCACTCGACCGCTCAGAACACACCAGGTCGCCCACAAGGCAATCAAGCCGCAGGCGATGGAGTTGATCAGTTCAAGACTCATGGTGGATTGCCTCCCCCGAACCGCTGGCGAATGAGTGCCCAGAGGTCAGCGGCTTTGATGGCTCGGTTGATGGCCGCGAGCAGCGATCCGCCGAAGGTGCCCAGCAAGAAGCCAATGCCCGCAACGATCTTCGGTTCGGTCACACCCAAGTAGGTGCTGACCATGCTCGTCAGGTACAGCGAGCAGGCAATGCCAGTGACCAGAAAGATCATCCAGGCACGCCAGTCGGCCAGATCGTCTTTGTGCCACCAGCTTGCGACGACAGCGCCGACCAGTCCTGCGATCAGCAATTCAAACCTGTCGATCTTGTCGAGCAGGCGCTGCAATAACTCCATGCGCTCGACTCCGTGGGTGCATGTGAATAGGTCGGCCCCGCTGCACTCCCAGCTCGGAGCTATGGGTGTGGGGAGCCGAAAATGGAAGGCCCCGATCAAGGGGCCAAAATTAGTTGGCGTTCACTGGGTTAAGCGCAGCCAAGAGCAGCGCCTGCCCTTTGTGCAGCTCAACATGCGCAAGGCTGGTCAGCTTCGAATCCGCGAACGAGTGCCGCTTCAGCAAGTCTTCCATCTCTTCGAGAGCGGCCTTAAGGCCAAGTGCTTTCCTCAGCACCTTCTCATCGTGTTCGCCACGAGCCTTCTGCACCGCGTCACAAACCTGCTCGAATGGCAGGCCTTCGCCAGATGGATTGGCTTTTTTGCACATGAACTCGGACGGCGTATACACAGCCCCGAACACATGGCCGTCACGGTAGTAGAACGGGCTTTCGTAGCCGATCACGAACAGCGAAAATTTTTCACGCTGGTCGGTGTTCATCAGTTGCCCAGTAACCGTGGAGAACTCGTAGCCCGGCAACTCGGAAAGCCGGGCCAGACCCGATTTCAGGCGACCGAGATCGCCACCGACCACTGCGTCAACCACACACTGAACCGCCTGCTTCTCTGCTTCGGACATCGCCCTGCTCCTCAAACGAAAAAGCCCCTGCGAATGCAGAGGCCCTTAATAGGTGCGCTCGTCTTTCCGAGCTGTCGGCCAAAGGCCTTCTCAACGTCAACGCCCCATTGCATCGATCTCGCTGATCCAGTCTCGCGCCACCCCGAAAGCAAGTTTGAGGTCAGGGTGCGCGGGCTGCCGGCGTTGATTCCGTACGTCGCACTATCCGGCTATCGACGTCCAGGCCTTCCCGAAGGCTGTCCTGGCTACAGGTAAATTCGAGGCAATAAAAAACCCGGCACGGTGGCCGGGTTTCGGTTGTCACTCCTCGATACGCGCAGGAATGACAGGATGGGATTAATTTCGCTCATCCGCTCACTGATGTCAACAGGCAATCACGCAGCTTGTTCAATCAGCAGACCTTCCGCCTCCAGAATGTCGGCAGCGTGCGCCAGAGCCTCGTCGACCAAGACGTCAGCAGCCTTGCCGATATCCTGCCGCCACCGGCGTCGAGTCGATTCCGGCGTCCCGTCGTTGTCCCAGGTGTTCATGTCGTAGAAGCTGTCCTTCAGCACGATCATGTCGGCCGATCGGGACTCGTCTCTCTTCGCCTTGGCCTGGCCTGCCGCCAGAGCCGCCTTCACCACTGCTTCGCGACGCCACTCCGGTGCATCGAGCGGGATCTCGACGGATACGGACGTGGCCATCTTCGGCCGCGCCCCCTTCAGCTGCGGGATAGCCCAGGCAGTGGTCGCCTTGAACAGGAACAGCTTCGGGGCCGGGGTGTTGATGAGGGTCTGCAACGCTGAGATCGCTTGCACCTTGCGTCCCTTGTGGGTGCTGTACTTCGCCACAAGCGCGTCCCAATGCTTTGGCTCGAGCGCACTATGCAGCCGGGCAGATACCCAGCAGTCCACCTGAGTACGGTCGATGGTGTCGGCGCCACGGGAACGGACCAGTGTCGCCAGATCGCCGCCCTCCTCTTCGTCGGCAGAGTTGTACAGCTTCTGCCATGCCTGTTTGCTGGTGTTGTCGATGGCCTCAGCCGCGAGGGCGGAGACAACTGCGTTCAGAACGCCTGGATAGATCATGCTACAGCCCTCTTCAGTTCGCGGGTCTTGGCTCGGTATTCGGCCTTGATGGTTTTTATTTCTTCGACGGTAAGCTTCTGGGGCTGATGAGGCCCTTCGATCCAAGCCACCTTGTCGGCGCCTATGCGCTGCACCAACCGGATGCGGTACTCGACCGCGTTGCCGGACAGGTTGCGGTTGCACTTCACGCACTGACGGTGGATGTTCAGCGGCTCGAAACGCAGCTCCGGGCAGGCGCCGACAGATCGGTAGTGCCCAGCGTCCCAGCGGCTGCCCGTCATCAGGTCGTTGTCGTTCGGCATTGAGTCGCAGCTGATGCATGGCAGGTGCGCATCGCGCAGGCGGACGTACTCGTTCACCGCCGCCTGGGCTTCGCGCAGGTGGTCAGCCCTGGTCTTCAGTTTCTCTTTGCGGACTTTGATCTCGCGGCGATCGCGCTGAGCGATTGCCTTCTTCGCCTTCTGCTCATTCCGGGGCGCGTCCTTCAGCGCGCAGGCTGGACTGCACACCGCCTGACCCAAACGCTGAGGGACGAATGAGGCCCCGCAGGAGGCGACGCGGCATTTCTTCGGCTTGGGCGCCTTCTTTTCCTTGATGGCTACGCGCATCAGTACCGCCCTCCCCACTTGTCCTGCTCGGTCCAGCGCACGCCATGCTCGGCGCCGAAGGCGTGCATCAGCTCGAACAGATCGCTGAACCACTTTTGAGACTGCTTGCGGGTCGATACGGCCATCACAACGAACCCACCGTCGAGCCCAGGCTCTGCGCGTTGCTTCTCCAGCGAGGCACTGAAAAGGCACTTCCAGTCTTCAGTGGTCAGCTTCTTGCCGTGCCAGATGACTTGCTCGGACACGTCCTTGAGCATCGCCCACATCTTGCGGTTGCAGACGTCAGGGCGTTTCTCGTCCTTGATGACGACGATCTTGGGCTTGGTGAAGTCGGTTGCGTGCAGGACGCCCATGAGACGGCTGATATCGTGTTGACTGCGGATTGCGAATTCGGTCATGGCTGCACCGCCTTGGCCATGGCACCGTCTACAAGTGCGTCGAGGTCTTCGCCGATCATCCCGGTAGCGTGCGGGCCTATCCATTCGACGACCTCGATGTAGCCACTGTGCCCGTGCTGAAGCCACCGGTAGCGCTCGGCATCCTTGGTCAGTTCGGCGATCAGCGACTCTTGACCCATTGTGGTTTCGGCAAAGATTTCGCACTCGGCTTTCAGCCGCTCGTTCTCGGCCAGCAGCTCAAGCGCCACCTCCTCCACGGTCTTCTCCCCTAGGAATTCCTGCAGGGCCTCGGTGTTGCGCTTCCACTCCGCGCAGTCAGCTTTCCAGGCGGCAACCTCGCTCCACAGCAGGGACTGGAGTTTCTGTTTGTCGATGGTCATGTCAGAAGCCCTCCTTGCCGCGCTGAGATTCCCATTCGAACGGAACCACGATCATTCCGCCCTCGCGCAGGCGGTCGACGCAGCGCTCGCCCATTGCGCCCGGCAACTGGTGCGCGTCGAGGTTTGAGATCACCACTGTCGGGCGCTCCTGCTCGTACCGGCCGTTGATGATTGCGAACAGGGTTGTCAGCTCGAAGTCGCTCGGCTGTTCCTTGCTCACGCCTACCTCGTCCAGCACCAGCAGGTCGGGGTCGATCAGGCTCGACAGAATCTCTGCCTCGGTGCGTTCGCTGTGCTTGTCGTACGTGGAGCGGATCGCCTGCAGGATCGCGCCGACAGTGCGGTACACCGCAGTGCGCGACGTGTTGTGCAGCAGTTCGTTGGCCATGCCTGCGCCGAGGTGCGTTTTCCCGGTGCCGGGCTTGCCGATCAGCACCATGCAGCGACCGGTCTTCAGGATCTCGTCAAAGATCTGCACGTAGTGCTGACAGAAACGGAGGGCTTTGCGCTGGCCTTCGTTCTCGGCCTGGTAGTTGCCCAGGGTGCGAGTGGTGAACCGTTTCGGGATCAGCGCGTCGCCCAGCTTGCGAGCGAGTGACATGCGCAGCTCCATCGCCTTGTTGGCCTTCTCGGCCGCGTCGGCTTTCTCCCGGGCGATACGGCTGCATTCGGGGCAGTTACTTTTCAGCTCCCGGCCCAGCACCGCGTAAACCTTCTGGTCGTAGTTGCCGTGGGTTTCGCACTCAGCAGGCTGGATCCGGGTGCCCGGCGGCAGCTCTGGAGTGGTTTGGACTGGCTCAGAGCGCATAGCTGCCGTCCTCCCGCTGGATCAGGCCGGCCTGGTAATCGCGTTCAGCGAAGCCGGTGTGACGGGATTGCGGGAACGGGTGTACGTTGCTGGCGCGCTTCTCCGGGAAGATTCCGGTCCAGCCGTTGGAGATCGAAGTGGCGAGCACCTGATCCGGCGCGACGTGACCCAGCAAAGCCTTGGCCTGCTGCTCGCAGCTCTTGGCGGTCAGTGGCTTGCGGATTTCCTTGCGGTGTTGGCACCAATCGGCCCAGGCCTTCTCGGACACGTTCTCAGGCTTTGCAGTGAGTGGGTCGAACTTGCCAGCCTTCGCCGGTGCGCCAGCACCTTGCTTTTGATCTTGCTCTTTCTTCTCTTCTCTTCTCTTCTCTTCTCTGGTCCGCGTTTTGTCCGCATCGCTTGCGGACACATTGCGGACAGAGTTGTTTTTTCGGTCGTTGCGCTTGCGCTCGCTGTCGTTGGCGCGACGCTTCGCACTGGCACCGTTGTGCTCGTCAAAGCGAGGCATTACAAGGCTTCCGTCGTCCTGCACGGACGCCCATTCCACCTCGATCATTGCTTGGGTAAAGCCCGGCCAGCCCACCACAGCGTCCATCGCATCTACGCTGTAACCGTGCAGCACGCCGTCGTCTGAATGAGTGTCGAAGATGCTCCAAGCAATGTGCAGTCCGCCGATGATCCGCAGTCTGTCCGCTTTCAATGCGGACACCATGCGGAATACTTTCGGATGTGTCTGAAGGTCGATTCGCATTTTGATCCAGTCCCCGGCCATTACGCGGCCCTCAGTGCTTTGTCGTGAGTGAACAGTCCGTCCCAGTTCTTCTTCATGGGCAGCTCGCCGGCCAGGTACAGGTCGTACAGGCGCACGGCGCCCTTCTTGAGCAAAACCGGCGTGAAGGAAACGAACGGCTCGCGGCCGTGGGGAGTGACTTCGTGCTGATGCTCGGTCATGTACTTGTCGCGGGCGTAAGACGCCACACGGAAGCGCAGGCCGGATTTGCTCTCGTTGTAGAGCCAGTTGCGACCTTCGAGGAATTTGCCCACCTGCATGACGTTGACCCCATTGAGCCCCTTGCAGAACTGGGACGGGGTCATTCCCTCCTTGAACAGGTTCTCCATGGAGTGGATTTTCGTGGCCTGGGCCTCGACCTGGATTGCGAGCTGCAGGCGGGCCTGCTCTGCGACCTGCTTCTGCTCGACCTGATCAGCCCAGGCGCGGGCCGCGGCGACCGGATCCGCGAAGTTCGGGAGCGTGGCTATGACTTTGCCGGCGCCCTCCTCCAGTTCCCGCCAGCGCTTGATGACCGCCATGCGCATCGCGACGCTGTATCCGGTCAGCAGGCAGTCGGTGTGCTCGCGGTCAAGAAGGTATTCGGTCTGCTGGCGATTCATCCCGTCCAGATAGATGTGAGCAAAACTGCTCACATCTTCCAGAAGGTCTTTCGCCATCGCTTGGATGTCTCGCTTGACGTCGGGGTGACGCTTTCCGGTCAGATCGGCAATTTCTCGGGAGGACATGGTGGTGCGCGACACGTTTTCAGAATTCGAAAAACGTGTCGCGACACTGGCCGGGGTATTGATCGTTTGTATTGATTGGTGCATGATTCGCTCCAGTTGTTACTGCTGTTGAAAAAGCCACCCTCGTCCGGTGGTTTTTTTATGCCTGTTGAAAAGTGGGCCCTTCTTCAGGCCCTGTGTGAGGGCCTCACCTATCCGGTAGAGGACCTCTTCAGTCCCACCAGTGTCAGGACTGGTGCTTTGTGCCTGCCAACAAAGACCGTTGCTCCCGAGGTGATCGCCTCGAGAAGGATCTCGTTTACCGCCTCTTCAAACGTCCACCCTCTTGCCTCCATGAGTTGGTGAACTTTGGCGCGGGTCTCTGGCGGCACGTTTTCTTCTGTGAACTGCATTCGTGCCCTCCTGAGGGCCTCTAGCCCGCGATATTCTTGAGGTCCTTGAGGTCCTCGGGCATGAGCGCTTCGATTGCGCCATTGACTGCGGCCCACTCCAACATCTCGAACAGATACGTCGCGTACTCCCGGCGGCTTTTGTCGGCGGCGCGCTGCAGCTGTCGATCGAGCAATGGATACAGACGGATCTTCCTGGCGATGTCTCGGCGCTGGTTGAGGGGGTCTTTGAAGCCCATACGGGGATTGCTCCTTGGTGGTTGAAATTGGTTATGCAGCGGATTTCTTTGGGTGGGCCTCGGCGAGCAGCCAGGCAGGGTCGAACGGCTTGCCTTTCTTGGCAGCCAGTTCGGCAATCTTTTGGGCGTATTCGGTTTCGCCGGTGTACTCGGTGCGCGGCAAAGCGTCGGCTTCCAGCCACTTGTAGATGGCGCGCGGGGTCTTTCCGCAAGCCAGCGCTACAGACGGAACACCACCGGCGTCATCGATCGATTTCTTGAGTGGCCGCATATGGCCTCCGAGTTAAATATGAACTTGCGGTACATATTATGTCGGAACTGAAAGTACATGCAAGCGCGTGCAACCATGTACCCATGGTTCAAATAGAAGATTTGCGCGCTGCGTTCGTCGCCCGCCTCAAGAAGGCGTTGGCAGAAAAAGACATCCCCGAATGGGGTGCAGGCGCTCGCCTTGCGAAAATGGCTGGCGTTACACCAAAGGCCACCAGCAAGTGGATGAATGGCGAGTCAATGCCTGGTGGCGCCAAGATGCTTGCCGTGGCCAATGCTCTTGGCGTACGCGTCGAGTGGCTCGAGTACGGCCGTGGCGAAATGGTCGAAAGCTCCGCTCCCCCTCCGGCCGAAGACTCTCGAATCCCTCCGAGAGGATTCGAGCTGAAGGATGACCCGAGCTACACGGGCGTCCTGCAACTCACTGCCCAAGGATCGGCCGGCACCGGCGAGGACAACACCCATGTCGAGATTCGCGGCGTGATGGCGTTCAAGTCTGCATGGCTGCGCGCCAACCATCTCAACCAGCGACACTTGGACGTCATTTACGCGAACGGCCACAGCATGGAACCAACCATCAACGATGGGGACGTACTGTTAGTGGATGAATCGAAGATCGAACCGAAAGACGGCCAAATCTTCGCCATGCAGAGTGCCACTAAAGGCACCATCGTGAAGCGTCTGGTGAAGTCGGATATTGACGGCTGGATTATTCGAAGCGACAACCAAGATAAAGCGCGCTATGGGGATGAGATTCTGCGTGATGGCGAGATAAACGAGGTTCGAATAATCGGCCGTGTAGTTTGGCGCGGCGGGATGCTTTAGCGCTCTAAATAAGGTTTATCCGTATATGCTTCCTAGATCAAACACGCTGTTTCATTTCACAAAAAACCTAGATGTACTTAAATCCGTATTACTGAACGGATTTTGGCCAAGATACTGCCTTGAAGATATAGCATGGCAAACGCTTGAGAAAGATTTCGTCGCATACCCTATGGTTTGCTTTTGTGACATCCCCATGAGCAGAATCACAGAGCATGTTAAATTCTACGGTTCTTTCGGATTAGGGCTGACGAAAGAGTGGGGAATCAAGAACAACTTGAACCCTGTTATATATTTTTCTGGTAGCAACCCCCTGCACCAGTCTATCAGGCATCTGACTGAGCTTGCCTCGACTGTCGAAGACCAGAAAAAAAAGAAAGCAGGACTAAAAGAAATCCGCAATATATTAGCTTATTCAAAACCGATTTCGGGAAGAATGATACTTCGCGGAGAGCCAGTAAACAAAGACTTTTACCAAGAATCAGAATGGCGCTTCGTGCCGCAGCATGAAAAAATAAACGACTTCTTGCATGAAGCATCACATAACAACGAAACCAAACTCACTAATGCAAATAAAAAAACCCGAGATAACTGCATGTTAAAATTCTGTCCCGGTGACATTCGGTATATTTTCGTACCTACAGATTCTGATATTCCTGAGGTCATGAATTTTCTACAGACGGAATTGGGTGATGTTCCAAGCGCAGAGCTCAAGGTTTTGATGTCAAGAGTTACCTCGCTACAGAGTGTCACGCTAGACGCCTAAAGGAAGGACGAACTCCGCTTCTGTTTTCAAAGCCGCTTTCGAGCGGTTTTTTTGTGCCCGCGAAGAAAATATGTACTTTTGGTACTTGACCAAACATGAACCATTGGTTCATATTTCACCCATCGCAGCGACACACAGCCACTGCGAAGGGCCTCAAGAGACCCGCCGCTCTTTAACAGTCAGGAATCTTCGCGGATCGATCCCCGGAAACGGGCATAGCGCGAAACACAAACTTCGATCCCCATGCAGGCTCTGGAACCTGCCGGACTCCCCATATGGGAGGACGCCAAACCATGCAAGCCAGCCGGCGAAGAACACCGAACACGAAATGTGTGACGCCGGCCAGGTGGGGAAACCGCGGCGCCGAGCATGGGGCGGAGAGCAACACGGAATTTTTCACTGATGCACCTGGTGACGGGTGCATTGGGAAAACAACCGGAGAGACGACATGCCGAAATTCATCCTCGACTACATCTGGCTTTGCCGGGAATGCAGCCTTGATCGCCGCACCGTCGGAAACATGCGTTCCATCGTTATCCCGGCTCTTCAAAGTCACGCCGCCGAGCTTCGCCAAGCAATAAGCCAGGTTCCTGGGTGCTTCCCGGAGCTGGAGCAAGACGCGGAGTTGCTGGAGTCGGCGGCAAGAGCAGGCCTCCAGCGCTGCGCACCACGACCTACCCAGCAAGAGCTCTTCGCAGCATGACGATTTCACTGGCTGGCCTTGGCGACAGGGCCAGACGGGAAATCAACCGGAGAACCACGATGACTCGCAATGAACATGAAGAAGTCGAAAGCTACGCAATCGCAGCGATGATCGGCCTCATTTCTGCCAACGATGACCGCCCCGAGCTGATCGTGACCAAGGCCTTCGATATCGCCGAGGCATTCCAGCAAGAAAAGCTGAAGCGAATCGGCGAAAAGCCTCCATACGACTGCTGAACAACCAGCGCCACGACAGCCTGTCGTTAACTGCCCGATCCTCTCTATGAGAGCGCATCGGGGTGTGATCTGAGGCCAAGCCTCGGGCGGCGGATGTGCCAACAGGTAGTCTTCAGGACTGCCCCATCCGCGCAATTCCGGTTGAGCCCCGGACAGATCACACCCCGATGCGGCTATGATGAAATCATCACGCAATGAGGATTCACCCGTGGACAAGAAAGATTTGCAGAAGATGGCGCCCGAGCTGCTGGCGGCGCTTGAAGCGCTGTACAAGGCGCACGAAGAGTCGATGCTGGCCGAGTACACAACGTGGACGCCTGATCAATCTGGCGACCCGGCAGTGATTGAAGCTAAGCGTCTGATCGACATCGCCCGGCAGTAACCGGCGCAGTTTCACAAGAGCCCGCACCACGCGGGCTTTTTCATACCCGAAATTCCTCCGACACCACCCGAATGCACTCCCCTCCGCGCCCAACGGCAACCAGCGGAGTGGATGAGTGCATCCGAGTTTTGTTGGATCAACACCCCGCCACCACGGAGGCGACCATGGCAACCAGCTATGCAGATAGTGCGCAGGCCCGAGAGTGGGACAGGCGCTACGACGATTGGGGGCGCCCGAAAGCGCCAAGGCCTGAAGACTTCCACGACTATGAAGCCGCGGCGCTGAAGCGCACTCAGTTGCAGGCTCAGGCCGCAGCACAGGAGACAATCGACCGCAAGGCCAGAGCCAAGCGTGTCGCAGCCGCTGTCGTCGCCTACGGCGAATTCTGGGGGCTGAAATGAACATCCAGCAGCGTGACCACCAGACAGCGATCACCTGGATCGAGGGCGAGATCAACAACATGATTCGCGACCTCGGTCAGCCAAACGCCAGCGCCGCCGCGACTTCCTGCATCACGTTGGCGTTCATGCTTCGAGCCATCGACGACGCAGAGCATCGCCACTACCGCGCTCGCATTGACCAGATTTACGCCTCCTACAACGCTTCAGTCACGCAAGGAGCAGCAGCATGACCACACCAATCGTGACAACGCTTGTTGATGAACAACTGGCCGATATCGAACGCAAGATCGCGATCCTCGGTTTCGGCCTGCCCTTCAATGAGGTGATCGGCCGCAAGCGCGAGGATCTGGTCGACAGCCTCCCGCAGCGACTGTCTGTGACCATGAAAGGCGGACGTATCGCCGTGAGGGCTCGGCCATGAATCTCGTCTACTGGATTCTCGTCGTGGTTCTGGTGGTCGGCGCAGGCACCCTCAAGGTCGTCAATAGCGATCCTGGCACCTGCCAAGTTCCAAAATCGACCACCTACAAGGTGTTCCAGTGACCAGTCGCCAATGGGCGCGCCGCCTGATCATCTGGCGCGGTGGGTTCTCTTCCCTCGGCGTTTTCACCTTCCTGATGCTGCTAAGCGCCCTCGCCGATCGCATCACACAGTAGGCCCCCATGAACAACTCTCCCCGCTTGGCCGCCCAGTTCGACTGGATGACGGTCGGCGCCTTCTCGCCCGAGCAGTTCAGCGGCGAGCAGCGCAAAGAGTACGAAGACGAAGCCCGCCGCATCGAAAAGCAGTGGGACAACCAACCGAACTGAGGAAACTCGCGATGTTCAAGAAAGCCGAACGCAAGCAGGCCAAGCTACGGCTGGCACTTGCCGGGCCATCTGGATCAGGCAAAACCTACTCCGCTCTTCTGCTGGCACAGGGGATTGGCGGGCGAATCGCGGTGATCGACACCGAGCATGGCAGCGCCTCGCTGTACGCGGACATCGCAGACTTCGACACGGTCGAACTGAATGCGCCCTACTCTCCCGAGCGCTACGTTGAAGCCATCACCGCCGCAGAACAGGCCGGTTACAACGTCCTGATCATCGACAGCTACTCCCATGAGTGGACCGGCTCCGGCGGATGCCTGGAGGCGAACGAGAAGCTTGCCCACCAGAAATTCAAAGGCAACACCTGGGCAGCGTGGAACGAGACGACGCCGCGCCACCGTCGGCTGACCGACAAGATACTGACCAGTTCGCTGCACATCATCTGCACCATGCGGAGCAAGACAGAGACGGTTCAGGGCGAAGGGAAAAAAATCCTCAAGCTGGGCATGAAGTCCGAGCAGCGCGACGGCACCGATTACGAGTTCACCGTGGTGCTGGACCTGACCCACGACGGTCATACCGCCATGGCAAGCAAGGATCGGACAAAGCTTTTCGAAGAGCCTGAGCTGATCACTGCAGATACCGGCCGGCGGTTGCTGGCCTGGCTGAACTCTGGTGTCAGCCCTGAAGAGCGCGCCAAGGAGCTGCTGGTGGATGCCCTGGCTGATATCGCCTCAGCCAAGGACATGGCCTCATTGCAATCGGCATTCAACGCGGCCAAGGCGATTGCCGTCGGATTCGACGACCTCGTTCAGCAGGTCGTGACGGCCAAAGACAAGCGCAAAAACGAACTCTCCCCACAAAGGCAATCAGCATGACCGCATACATCTTCGATAGCGAAACAACCGGCTTGAGCGATCCACACCTGGTAGAGGCTGCCTGGCTAAAACTCAACGACTTGAGCAGTCTCGCAGTAACCGACTCGTTTCTGCATCGCTACAAGCCGGGCAAGCCGATTGAGTTGAGCGCGCTCGCCACCAGCCACATTCTCGACGAGGAATTGGCTGATTGCCCACCACACACCGATTTTGCTTTGCCGGGAGACGTCGTTTATCTGATCGGGCACAACGTCGACTACGACTGGCGCGTGATCGGCGAGCCAGATGTGAAACGCATCTGCACCCAGGCCCTGAGCTCGAAGCTGTGGCCAAGCGCAGGCAGTCACACGCAGTCGGCAATGATCTACCTGCACTACCGCGCCGAGGCGACCGGTTTGCTCCGAAACGCGCACGCAGCGCTCGACGACGTGAAGAACTGTCGCCTGCTGCTGGTGAAGATCCTCGATCAGCTCGAGGCTGAGCTCGGCCGGCCGGTCAATGACTGGGAAGAGCTGTGGCAGATTTCCGAGGACGCCCGCGTCCCAACGATCATCGGCTTCGGCAAACATAAAGGCACCGCCTTTTCTGATCTGCCGAGCGACTACCGGCGCTGGCTCATGAATCAGCCAGATCTCGACCCATTTGTTCGAAAAGCGCTTTCGCGCTGATGGTGAATCATGATCAGCAACCACCTCAACCTGGTCGAGCAGCACCGGCCAGATGCCGAGTCGATCTCTGAACGAGTCGCCCAGTATCTGGCCGCTGGCGGGCGGATCGATCAACTGAAAAGTCCGCCGCGCAATCCGCTCCCACCGCCCCGCTCGACTCGCATAGACCCTGAAACGGTCCTCAAGCGGCGCCCAAAGCCGATATCGGCCGCTGATCGCAAGGCGCTGCGCAAAATGGCGGACTCGCTATGAAGTCGAAACGAAAACCCAACAACGGATTCGCCCGGGCCGAACGCAGCTGCCGGGCGCTGCTGCGCACCAACCACGTTGCGGTTGTGAACATCGACCCCAGCGGCAGCCAGATCATGGCGAACTGGAAGAGCTGCCGGCAGATCCGAAGTTTGGCGATCGCCAACGCGATCTTCGACTTCTCTTACCGCTGGACGATCTACATCGCCGCCATGTGTCGGGACGAGCGTGGCGCCGAGTACATCAAGTCGGTCGAGATCTCGCCCGATGGCATCTACAAGGTCGAGCGCCTGACTGATGCCATCGAGCATTACTACCTGGAACTACGCAACAGCGCGAACCTAAACCACCTGGTAGCGTCAGGCTGGATCGCCATTCCGGACGAGGTTTCGATGGATGAAGCCCAAGCCGCGAAGCTGTTCTACGCCGCCGGCGCCTGGCACCAGGTGAAGGTTGCAGCGTGAGACGAAACATCAACCGGGCGGCCACGCGCCGCCGACAGACCTGGTTGGACTTGCCGGCCAGCGGAATTGAAGAGGTAGGCCATGGCCAAGAGCAATGCAGAATTGCAGAAGGACAAGCGCGCCAAGGAGAAGGCGTTGCTCGAGCGGATCGGCGCCGAGAAGCGTTCGCTGATTGTTTCGAAAGCGCTTGATGACGCCTTGCTGGTTCTCGGCGAGCGCCACAGCTTCGAGGAATGGCAAGAGACGGTGTCGACGTTCATCATCAACCTGGCGGCAGCGCCTGCCGCCGAATCGGAACGCTTCTCCAGCATGTCGCGACCGGAAATCGTGGTTAAGGAAAAGTGGTCGCGGCAGCTTGAAGAGTTTGCCGCGACAGGCACGGACAGTGGTTGAATGTTTCAGCAGGTCTTGTTCACGAATACGGACATCTCATGATTTCTGATTAGCCACCTGGCCACTTCACCGAACTCACCAGGCTCATCCTTAAAGATATGTGCTGTTCGAGGCGTGATCATAGGAGACCCGAGAAGAGACCCAGAAAATTTTATCTGGTCATACCTAAATGAGTAATCCCAATTTGCGACTGCGGCCAAGCTCAACGATATATTGGTATTTTTGACCAACTTCCAAATATCCTTCTGATCTTCAACCTTCATTCTCTCGCCAATATAAACAGACTTAATACATTCAAGTGGAAGAACCATTGTCATCACTGGATACTTTCCATCACCGTCACCGGCGCGCTGTAAGTCTTTTGTAGATCTGACGAGTCGTACTTCTTTCTCGTAAGCCCATGCATTGGATTTTACGCATAGATCAGAAATAGGAACGACTCGGTCATAAAAATCTGAGAGATTAAAAACTGGCCTGCGCTTCTGATATTTAACCGGATTTAATCCGTTGAAGAACTCATGACTTTCATCGAATTCAATCAGCGCTCCCGAGTACTCCCCTGCGTAGTGCGCCCACATGAGGAGGCTTTCAGCATTTCGACTTAGACACAAAATACCAACGGTTTGATTTAACGTTGACACGATATTTCTTGCCTGAAAATCGCTCCTGTCCTTTCCATCGCCTCTTATATGCCCACGATCCAATCCTGATCTTCGAGGGCTCAACACACAAAAGGACAGATTTCTTGTGTGCTCAATTGTATCTGCTGGAATAAAGAACTGTGGCAACAGCTCAAACGGATCGTTAAAGGCACCGGGCTGGGTGAATTTGATGCTACCTTTCAAGATCCTTTTCGCTGTGCCTACAGTCACGTACTTGTAAAGCCCCATAAACACTCCCCGATCCGGCCCCATGCCGGGCCGAACACAAATACCCCACTTCTACGAATCACGCCAGCCGGCGAGGATCCCCTATGGAAATCACTTACGGCTCGGTCTGCTCCGGCATCGAGGCGGCAACGCTTGCATGGAAGCCGCTTGGCATGCGTGCGACCTGGTTCGCCGAGATCGAAGCGTTCCCCAGCGCGGTGCTGGCTCACCATTACCCGAACACGCCGAATCTCGGCGACATGACCAAACTCGGCGCCCAGGTACTGGCCGGCAAGATCGCCGCACCGGACGTCCTCGTCGGCGGAACCCCGTGCCAGGCGTTCAGCGTAGCCGGCATGCGCGAAGGCCTCACCGACCCTCGCGGCGCCCTCACCATCAAATACGTGGAGCTCGCAGATGCAGTTGACTATGTTCGAGCAGGCCAGCGAAAGCCGCCCTGCATCATCGTCTGGGAAAACGTCCCCGGTGTCCTCAGTGACAAAGGGAACGCCTTCGGATGCTTTCTTGGCGCGCTTGCTGGGGAAGACTGCGAACTGCAGCCTTCAGGGAAGAAATGGCCGGACGCTGGTTGTGTGTATGGACCCAAAAGAACAATCGCGTGGCGGATCCTGGACGCCCAATATTTCGGCCTGGCCCAACGACGCCGCCGTGTGTTCGTTGTCGCAAGTGCTCGAGACGGATTCGATCCCACCGAGGTACTTTTTGAGCGAGAAGGCGTGCGCCGGGATACTGCGCCGCGCCGAGGCGAGGGGCAAGACGTTACCGGATCAGCTCCTTTCGGCCCTGCGCTCCAGTGCGGATGTGGATACGCCTTCGCCGAGTCATTAGGCCCTTACGGTTGCCCAAACTGCGAGGGCGACGAAGGCCCAGCGGTTGGTGTGTTCTGCGGCGTGCCGGCGTTTGGCGGTCACAGCCTTGGCGGATCAGTCGAGCGGTCGGCAACGCTCACCGCGAAGGACAGTCGGCTCGATGTGGAAAGCGAGACGTTCTTCGTGGCACCCACGCTCGCCGGCGGCGCACGCAAGTCCGGAGGCTACAGCTACGATGACGTCCCATGCGTTGCCGCCACACTGGATGCCAGCTATGGACGGCTTCAAGGCTGCTCCGGGCAAGACGCCAATCACGGCCACAGCCACCTGGTGGTTCACGGCACGCAAGACCCGTGCGTTCTGAATGATCAAGCTCACACTCTCGGCCGGAACAATGGGCAAGAAAACGCCGTGTTCTGCCGTGAAGTCGCCCAAACAGTGACGAGCAACTATGGAAAGCAGTTGGACAACACGAACTCAGCCTTGGGGCCAAACGTCGTTGTTGCCCCAATCCAAAACGCAACACGGGGCAAATCACAGAACGGAATCGGTATCGGCGAAGCATCTGATCCGATGTATACGCTTGATCAAGGCAGCCAGCACGCCGTCATGGTTGCGGAGCTATCGCCGACGCTTCGCTCCGGAAATATGCGCAACAACAGCAATCCGGTCACCGAAACCAGCATGCTTGTTGCAGCGTTCGCCGAGAACTCTCGATCGGAGCTTCGTTATGAAGACGGTGACGGCGGTATCACTGGCGCGCTTGGTTGCGGTGGTGGCAAACCAGGTCAAGGAATGCCTTCCGCTGAGGTCGGCGCGTCAGTTCGACGCCTGACCCCTCGTGAGTGCGAACGACTCCAGGGCATGCTCGACGACTACACACTGATCCCTTGGGCGCCATACAAGAAAGCAATGCGGATTGCCGAACAGTGTCTGCCCCGGTCGGCCAGCGATGACGAGGTACTTCAGGCTCAAATAGCCGCACTGTACTCCTGCGATGTCAGTGGTGAATCAGCCAGTGAATGCCCGGACGGCCCGCGTTACAAGGCGATCGGCAACAGCAAGGCCGTGCCGTGCGTGCGCTGGATCGGCCGGCGAATCCTCAAGCAGATCATACCCAGCCCGTACGGATGATCGCGTCGATCAGACGAACCACAGCGGCGACCAGATTTATCAGGTCAGTCAGTTTTTTCATGCGGCGAAGCCTCGGCAATTAGTCAGCAATTACACGATGCGCTGACGGTAGTGCTCGATTGTCTGTGACCGCCTTGCTGCATTCCTCTTGTGGAAAATTCACCCACCCTCCACCGCCCGGGCATGCCCCGGCATAGGACGCCCTGTGATACGGATTTACCTCAGCGGGCCAATGACCGGCCTGCCCGCCCTCAACTTCCCAGCGTTCGCCGCCATGACCGCCAGCCTTCGCGCCGGCGGCCACGCCGTCACCAACCCCGCTGAACTGAACCCCGACGGCGGAAGCTGGCACGACTGCATGCGCCGCGACATCGCCGCCCTTATGGACTGCGACACCGTGGCCACGCTCCCGGGCTGGGAGCATTCAAAGGGCGCCCGCCTCGAAGTGCTGATCGCTGAACGCCTCGGTATGACGGTTGTGAATGCCCATGATCTGATATTCCTTGAGCTCTGATCAGAAGCGTCCGCACCAATACCCGAGTTAAAAAAACATTAAACTATTTATGATCTCGACGTTTGCGAGATTGGCATTCCCGGAGAAAACGTCTCGCCGCAGATCTATCAAATAAATATCTGGGTACGTTAGGCACAGCAATTCCTACCCCGCATTCTGGAATTGGATATCCGACAGAAATACCAACAGGACAATTTATTGTCCGAATCCCGCCAAAGAAACTTGAGTTATTCGTTAAGAACAGATAATCCTCACCTATCATAATTTCCACCCCGTTCCGAAGAACCCTACCTTTGACCACACTGACTTCACCGGGGGGGTTAAATTTTATCTTTACGAGTATTTTCTTATGAGCTTCTCTAATTATCAGAGACTGGCCAACCCACTCCGCGTCCCACTGCCCTGCATCGTAGACAATCTCATTGTCGAGAATTTCAAGCACCACTTTGTTTAATTCATCACAAGCAGCAAAGCTTAGAAATAAATTTCCTTGATCACGCTTAAACATAATCACTGCTGAACCATCGATTACTAGAGGTGCAAAAGCAAATCCCTCCGGCATGCCCTCAAAAGAGAAAACACTATCGCCAAATTTCACCTTAACGCTATCTCCGGAATAATGAAGCAGATAGTTCTTAGAGACACCGAGTTGCTTATTGAATGGATTTAGATTGGCAGCCAGAACATTTTCCTTAGGAAGCAATCCATTCGTTTTTTCTCCATGATGCTGGCGGCACAAGAGAGTTATTTCGTCCGCAACATGTCGCTGAACTACTGCCCATTCAAGCATATGCTCGTATTCATAGATAGGCAGCCCGCAAATAACGCAGCCAAATCCACATCGCTGCCGAACTTCACGTTTAATTTCTGGTGGTATTGGGGGTCTTACGCTCATATCCAATCTCCTTTCTGAATTCTAGCAACAATATCAGTAACCCCTCCCCCTTCAAAGTCAGCCAAATATCAGGAAGCGAACATTCAGCCCGACGATAAGTAACGCAGTCCAGGGAGCGGGTGTGCGCATCACGCCGAACAGGAGAAAAATAAAAGGGTTCATCATGCCACCCACAAGAAAAATGAGAGACACGCCTTTTGGCTTACTTGGATCAAATAGCTGCCAGACTGCTAACCCCATCCAAACTGCCCAAAAGAAGTACATCGCCACGCCATCGACGCGGAAGAACGCACGCTTGAACGTCTCTCCAACCTTATCTGTCTCGTTGAGCATCTGGGCCACCGCAATTACTGACTCATATCGATACTAGCCGTAGCTTCAAAAACCTCTACTCCCTCCCCCTTCAAAGTCAGCCGCTATAGCGGCAAGGACGAAGTCATGCCCAGAAAAAACCATTTGATCGTCGACTCAGGGTGCACTCAGGATAACGAGCGCTGGGTGCTCTCCGCCTGCGGCCTGAACGAAGATTCCGACGCTGCGTGGGACGGCACCCACCAAAGCGATTTTGTCAGCTGCAAACGATGCTTGGCGAAAATGGCCAAGCCGCGGCCGGCGCCGGAGCCGTTCCACAAAGAGCGCCCCATCCTTTTCAATGGAGCGATGGTCCGCGCTATCTTGTCCGGCCAGAAGACGGTCACACGTCGCCCTATCAAAGGGAGCCAGATCCCCAGCCGCAGCAAATCAGACTCCACCGAACATCAGTGGATCGCCGTCGTTCAAGACCATCCGCGCTGGGGTTTCGCTGCATTCGGTGCGACTGAAGAGAAATGCGCTGCTGAGCTGGCCATGTACGGCGGATGCCCGTATGGCCAGAAAGGCGATCGGCTATGGGTGCGCGAAACGTTCATGGATCTGCTGGGCACAGGCGTTGAGCATCGGCCTGATCCAAATGGACCTCTTCAGCGCTACGCGTACCGCGCCGACTATCCGCCCGGATCGCACTCCGATGAGGCGCGAAAAGACTTTGGTCTCAAGTGGAAGCCAAGCATCCATATGCCGCGCGCAGCCTGCCGCTTCCTGCTGGAGATCACCGACGTCCGCGTCGAGCGGTTGCAGGACATCAGCCGCGCCGATATCCGGGCGGAAGGCCTGCAATGTCCGCCGGAGCTGGCAAGCGATGACGTTTCACCGAATTACCGAGACTGGTACCCGGCGGCTTGGAGGCAGCTGTGGGAGTCAACCGGTGGAGACTGGGCCGCTAACCCGTGGGTCTGGGTCGTCGAGTTCAAGAGGGTTCAGCCATGATCTTCGCCCCGCTCTACATGGCCTACCTGATCTACAGGGGGCCGTGGCGATGACTGATGCGACCAAATACGGGAAGGAGCTGTGGCTGCTTCTCGCTCCAACATTCAATCAAGCGACAGCGCTCGATGGCTTTGGCAATCACCCGGAAAAAGCGCAGGCCTTCGCAGGATTCATCGCAGCCGCGTGCGGCGGAATGATGGCCGAGACTGGCTATGAATCCACCATGGCTGTACTCGCGGCGATCGAGCAGCAAGTCGAGAGCATCAAGGCTGACTCAGAAGTAAAGCACTGACCTGCAGCCTCACTCCCTCCCCCAACTCAACAGCCTGCCGGTGTACGGCGGGCGAGGAATCACTGTGCCTACCCAGAACATCGTCAGCGTCAGCGGTGGAAAAGATTCCACCGCCACGTTGCTGGTGGCGATCGCCCTGGAAACAGAAAACCTTCAGGCCGTCTTCGCCGACACCGGCAACGAACACGAGCAGACCTACCAGTATCTTGATTACTTGGAGCGCGCTACGGGCGTGCCAATTACGAGGGTTAAGGCGGACTTCAGTCGCCAGATCGCCGGAAAAAGGAAGTTCATTGAGACCAAATGGCGTGAGCAGGGCATCGACGAACCGGTGGTACTTGCAGCCCTTGAGGTGCTACAGCCCACCGGGAATCCCTTCCTAGACCTCTGCATCTGGAAAGGACGATTCCCCAGCCGCAAGGCACAGTTTTGCACCATGGAATTAAAGCGCGACCCCATGCTTGAGCAGGTCGTAATACCGATGATGGGCCATGGCGACATGCTGATCAGCTGGCAAGGCGTCCGTGCCGACGAGTCGCTGAACCGCCGGTATCTGCCTGAGTGCGATGAGGTCGGCGGGGGCCTGTTCAATTACCGCCCGATCCTTAAGTGGGACATCCCGGCAGTTTTCGAGGCACATCGTTATATGGGAATCGAGCCAAACCCGCTCTACTCCCAGGGTATGGGCCGAGTCGGTTGCATGCCATGTATCAACTGCCGAAAAGATGAGCTTCGAGAGATAGCCCTGCGCTTCCCCGATGTGATTGATCGCATCGACCGCTGGGAACGCCTTGTGCAACAGGCAAGCAAGCGCGGCGCGGCCACCTTCTTCGCGGGCTCAAACGCCAAGCACCCCAGAGGCTCGATCGCCGATATGACAGCCCTCGAGGTGATGGAAATCGCGAGCATCCGCCAGGCGGTGGAATGGTCGAAGACGGCCCGAGGCGGCATTCAGTACGACCTGATGATTGCAACTGACGCGACAGCCTGCTCTTCAGCGTATGGCCTGTGTGAATAGCAAACCCACCCTAAACCACCTTCTGCCGCCACGCGCGGCATGGAGCAATACCTCATGGAAACCGAAATCCTCTCTGATGAGGAACTGGCCGAACTCACCGGCTACAAGGCCCGCGCATACCAGCGCCGCTGGCTGATTGATCGCCAGTGGGTGTTTGTCGAAAGCCGCGGTAAGCGCCCGCTGGTGGGGCGGATGTACGCCCGCATGAAGCTGGGCATGATCAGCCCTACGATTGCCGATCCGAACCCGCCACCGGCTTCACCGGTATGGACACCTGATTATTCGCGAGTGAACTGATATGCGACCCCGCAAGGCCGAGCACCAGCATCTGCCCCCTCGAATGTACAAGCGATCCCGAAAGCGCAAAAACGGTAATACCTGGACCGCGTATTACTACCGCGACCTGCTCGGCAATGACATCCCTCTGGGCAAGGATCTCGACAAGGCCAGGCTGAAGTGGGCCGAACTCGAAGCCAAGGAAAAGCCCCTCGACCTGCGCACCATGAAGGGAATCTTCGACCGGTACATTCGTGATGTGGTGCCGAAGAAAGCACCGCGCACGCAGAAGGACAACCTGGCGGAAATCAAGCAGCTCCGGCCAATGTTCGACAGCGCCCCGATCGACTCAATCACGCCAGCAACGATTGCCGGGTACCGCGATGCGAGATCGGCGAAGGTCCGGGCGAACCGTGAGATCGCTACCCTCTCCCACATTTTCAATATCGCCCGAGAGTGGGGGCTGACAACGAAGGAGAACCCCTGCCAAGGGGTGCGCAAGAACAAGGAGACGCCGAGGGATTATTACGCGAATGATGTGGTTTGGGAGGCGGTGTACAAGAAGGCAGCTCAGGAGCTGAAGGAAGCGATGGACCTGGCCTATCTGACCGGGCAAAGGCCGGCAGACGTGCTGGTTATGCGGAAGGATGATGTTGAAGGCGGATATCTGACTGTTCAGCAGAACAAGACGCACAAGAAGCTGCGCATTCAGATGACGACCGCCGGAGAGGCGAACAGCCTGGGCATTCTGATCGCTGCGATCACAGAGCGGAACGCTGCGCACGTTTCGAGCTACCTGATCATCAACCGGAGCGGTAAACGGATGACGGCGACGATGCTGAGGAAGCGATGGGATGCCGCGCGGGAGAAGGCAAAGCTGGAAGCTCTTGAGCAGGGAGACGAGCTGCTGGCAAAGAGGATCGGTGAATTCCAGTTCCGGGACATTCGACCAAAGGCGGCATCGGAGATCAGTGATGTGGGTGACGCCAGCCTGCTGCTTGGGCACACAAAAGGCGACATTACCGAGCGAGTTTATCGTCGCGTCGGCGCCATCGCCAAACCATCAAAATAG